TGCACCGATCTGGTGCTGGGCTGCCAAGGGCTGGGAATTGGAGTCGTGGATTACATCATCAAAGACCAATATGATCCTGAAACAGGAGAAACGTATGGTGCTCTTACTTCATGTAATAGCCCAGAAATGGCGGAACGATGCAAAGTAAGAAATGCGCGTAAATGTGTATGGTGTATTAAGGCTAGTGCGGACTTTAATTCAAATGCTGCTACTGCACTCAGAACAAGCCTTAAGAATGGCGAGATCAATCTTCTTGTTGATAGCCATGACGGCGCAGAAGTTGCAAAGAAGATACCTTCGTTTTCAACGCTTTCAGAGAAGGAACAAACAGAAATACTTATGCCTTATGTTCAAACATCGCTTCTTGTTAATGAAGCTATTAACTTGGATCATGAAGTGGTGAACAACAAAGTTAGGCTAAAAGAACATAGTGGCATGAGAAAGGATAGATATTCTTCTATGCTCTATAACAACGCAATAGTTCAAATATTAAATACTCAGTTAAAGCCACAAACAAGTAATGCCCAGCAGATACTTGATTTAATGTATATGCGTAAGGGAAAAATAAAAAGATGAAGGAGGATGCCGAATGGCTAGGAAAAACTCTGGTGCTAATGGCACCTCTGTAGGAAAAGTAACAACACCGGTTGGTAAACCAAATCAGCCTGTGAACACAATAAAGGAACGGTATCGTAAAGAAGACGCTGAAAGAGTAAAAAAGAACTATGATGCTGCTATGAAAAATATGAAGCAGTTCAGAGACCCTAATAGACGTTCAACAAAATCAATGACGGCCTATACAAGGGAACTTATCAGAGGCTATCTTCAGGCTCCTGCATCTAACGAGACTAACCTTATTAACGTATCAAGGTATCTTTATTATAGGTCACAGATTTACTTTAGGATTGTACAGTGGTATGCCTCTATGTGGGATTTAAGATGCAGGCAGGTAATACCGAAGTATGATCTGACCAAAGGCGGTGATTCAGCTAAGATGCTGAAATCCTATAATGATACCCTTGATTGCCTTGAGAGATATAACATTCAAGGTAACTGGTATGACGTGGCGGTTAAATGCTACACAGAGGACGTATGTTATTCCTTGTTTTTTAAGGATGAGACAGGGTCCTTTTTTTATATTCTTGACCCATCCTACTGCATAATCGTCGGCAAGTATTTTACTGGTAACTTTGCATTTGCAATTGATATGACTAAGTACCGTAGTCAGACGGGTCAACAAATTATTGAATGGCTTGGTGAACCACTCTCTTCTATGTGGAAAGAATATGAAAGAACAGGCATCAAGTATATCCAAGTGCCTGATGAATATGCTGCTTGCTTCAAGTTCAGAAGCTCGGATTGGAATTTAATTATTCCTCCAATGGCTACTCTCTTTCAGGAGCTTGCATCACTTATGGACTTGGCAGACTATCAGGCCATTGCAGATGAACAGAGTATATATAAGCTTGTTACTCTTCCAATGAAGGTATTGTCGGGTGCTAAGCTTGCAGATGACTTTGAGATAAGCCCTGACCTTATGTATGAGTACTTTACGAAGATGGTCAATAATGCTCTTCCCGATTATGTATCTGCTGCCATGGTTCCGGGCGAAGGTCTTGATGTCGTGGACTTCTCTGACTCTGCCGCGGATAAAGATGTGGATAGGTATGAGCAATCTCAGAATACTATTCTGTCTACTGCTGGTGGTGGCGCGGTACTTAATACCAATAATGTCAATTCAAACGAGGCACTGAAAATCTGGTTGAAAGCCGAGACGGAATTTGCAATATCAAGCTTGATGCCCCAGATAGAGGGGCTGGTCAATATGCAACTTAAGTTTGATTTAAGCGACAATGCTTGCAAGGTTAAATACTTTGAGGTGTCTGTTTACACCAAGAAGGATCTTTCTGAGGAGCTTCTTACGTCAGCACAACATTCATTCAGCACTCGGCTGGCTTATATGTCTACGGTCGGCGTGTCTGAGAAGGATGCTCTAGCTATGGAGTTCTTGGAAAACGAAGTGCTTCACTTGAATACTCTTATGAATCATCCATTGCAGAGTTCTTATACTACTGCTGGTGTTCAAGGTGAAGTTGGTGAGGGGCGCCCAGAGTCAGACCCAGAAGACCTTAGTCCCTCGGGGGAGCGTAGCCGAAACGCCTAGTAGGAGGTGTGCATGAAGTACATAAAAGTAATTCCTACTAAAGACAAATCTCAGACCGTTCGTGAAAAGCGTAAATGGTTGTGGGAGTTTTCAAAAAAGATAGTCGTGACAGTCACAATAATATTTGTGGCTGTCTATTTGTTTTCATGTATCTTGTTATGTATTTATCCTGATAGCACTGCCTTACAAAGTGTAATTGATAACATATCTGACATCTTTAAAGTGACAGTTGTATCATACGCAATCAAGGCGGGATTGCAAAACTGTATTGCTATAAGCAAACACTATAGAAAAGATTATGGTTACGAAACGCAAGCGCAGGATTACGAGGAAGAAAAGGATGAAGAAGAAATTTGTACTAACCCAAGAGAAGACGACTGCTGACCTTCTCAAGGCGAGTGGCTTCACTTTGATTAAACAAGAGGGAAAGACCTACGCCTTTGTGAATGATGGGAAGCTAGCCTTCTCCACTGAGGGACATAAGATGGTTTACACCAATCTTCTCTCAGTTTAAAGAAAGGAGCCCAAAGTGAAAAAGATATTAACACTTGAAGACCTTGTGGCTTTCTGTGAAAGCGGGAAGTTGTCAAAGTTTAGCAGCTCCGAGTCTGGATATTCTCTAAGGGTAAGAGTTCCTGCAGTATACGCCAAACATAAGAGTGATGAGTATACGCTCTACGGTGAAGTAAAGATTATGCATACTGGCAGAAACAGGAACGGTTCAAACCTTACCTTGGATGCAATGAATAAGTGCAAGAAGAACCTAGCTTATAAACCGCTCCTTGCAAACTTCTGTGAGATAGATGGTGTAAAGGATTTTACAAGCCATGACTTCACGATTGATGAGGATGGCAATGTAGAGTATCAGGAATTTCCGATAGGCTGCTTTACTGCTGACGAACCAAGAGTTGAGTATGAAGCGGAGAAAGACAGGAACTATCTGTATGCCATCTGTGCTATCCCAAGAGAATATACTGCTGCTGCAGAAATAATCGAAAGAAAAGGCGGTACTAAAGTATCAGCCGAGCTTGCAATCAACGAAATGTCTTATGATGCCAAGGAAAAAGAATTGGTACTTGAGGACGTTGAGGTTGTAGGCGTTACGTGTTTAGGCACTGACCCTGAGACGGGAAAGGCTGTCGAGGAAGGTATGGAAGGCGCAAGGCTAGACATTGCTGACTTTTCTAATAGTTTTACTACTTATGATATTAAGCTCTTGAAAGAGATGCTTAGTAAATATAAATCCGTAGAGAACTTTGCTCTACAGAAAGGAGAAGACATGGGTAAAGAGTTAGAACTTGAGCTTGAGGAAACTCCTACTGAGGGTGTAACTGAGACTCCGGTTGAAGAGACTCCGGCTGAAACACCTTCTGAGAATCCAGAAGTTACTGAGGAAGCTCCTGCTGAAGAGACTCCTACAGAGACTCCCGCGGAAGAGACTCCTGCCGAAGAGTCTGAGGAAAAGCCCGAGGAAACACCTGAAGAGCCTGCTGAACCCGAAGCTGAACCTCCTGTAGAGGGAAATACAGCTGAGATGTCTGTGACATTTGGTGAGAAGGTCTATACCTTTAAGCAGAGTCTTCGTGATGAGCTTTACGCTCTCGGCCAGCTTGTCAATGATACCTACTCAGAGTCTGACAATGCCTACTATGATGTAGACGTTTACACAGATTCTAAGGAAGTTATCATGGTGGACTTCTGGACAGGCAAAGCTTATAAGCAGTCCTATAAGGTTCGCTCCGGTAAGTACTCTCTCGTTGGTGATCGTGTATCAGTACATGCACGTTATATTACTGATGATGAAGAGAAAGCTCTGGATGACCTTAAGAACAATTACGCTCAGGCTACAGAAAAGCTTCAGAAGTATGAAGACGAGCCTAAGAAGATGGAAATCCTCAACTCTGCTGACTACGGCTATATAGCTGATAGTGAAGAGTTCGCACAGCTTAAGCTTCAGGAGAGTCACTTTGATCTTAGTGTTGAAGATACCAAGAAGAAAGCTGACGAGCTTTTGCTTAACGCAGCAAAGAAAGTTGCGTTTTCAACTAAGCCTGCCTCTGTTGGCATGGTGCGCATCCCGCCTAAGAATGTCAAAGCTGTTGGCAGATATGGCGGAATGTTTGTGAAGTAAATAGATGTATGCGGCGAAACCGCATTTCTATATGAGTTTGTGGGATAACTACCCACCATTCACTGAGCCTTAATGGGGCTCTTTTTTATTACAAATTTTGAAAGGAGAAAATATCATGATTGATATTCAGAAAGGCTCTCATGTAGCGAGCTTCCCCGTAAAGGTTGCTTCTATGATGGGACAGTATTCACACGTCTACAATATCGTACTCGATGCTAACACAGATAACGGCATGCTTTCAGGCCGTGGCGACTATGTAAGTTTCGATCAGTATGAGCAGGCTGCTCCTTCTGCAAGTTTTGCTGGAAGAATTAATGAGCAGGCAGCAAATGGTAACTGGTATGTTGAGGTAACTGCACTCCCCGCTGATGAGGAAGTTCTTTACCTTTACAACTCACCCGTAAGTGAGTATCCCGAGCGTGATCTGCAGGCAGAGGCTCTTTTCTATAACGCTGCAGGCGAAGTAACCCAGGGTGCAGTTCTTTGCATTGGTGATGTTATTGAGCTTTCAGAGAATGCTTTCACCGGTACTCTTGCTGATGGTGCTACAGTTACTTTCGATGCTTCTACTCAGAAGTACATCGTTGACGAGATCTCAGGTTGATGAGGGAAGGAGGTAGAACGTAATGAAGCTTTTAACATTCAGTGAGCATGTAAATGGCGTATTTGCCGCTATGAATACAAACTATGACGCTATGAACAATCTTATGCAGGACGTAGCTCTCGGAAGAGAAATCTACGATGCAGAGACAGACAGAGTCATTTCTAAGAAAGAAGCTAACGATAAGATCTATCAGTTCTCTCTTAAGCTTCTCGGAATTGAGAACGTGCATGACAAGAAGCAGGTTCGCAGAGGATTCCGTGACCACGGTAAGGAGTGGTTCGACATCATCGAGGATACCATTGATACAAGTATCGCATATGGTTTCTCAGACAATATGTGGTTCAACGAGCTTGTTGACCAGAGAAATATCGCTTACGGCGACAGACAAGATTTCTACATCGAGAACGATGCCGTTCTTTCTGTAGCAAAGGCTGGCACATCTCATCACGATCACATCATCCAGAGACTTCCTGCAGGTCAGACAATCTCTGTTCCTACAGCTCTGTATGTAGTTAAGGTTGGTGCCGACATCAATAAGTACATCGTTGGCCAGGTTGACTGGACAGCTCTTGTTGATGCTATTGCAAGGGCATACATGGTTAAGATTCAGACTGAGGTTTACTCAAACGTTACTTCAGCTGCAGCTTCCCTTCCTGTTCAGACAGGATTTGTAGGCACAGGTACTCTTTCATCTTCAACCAAGGCTGCTTTCGATGATATCATTGAGAACGTATCTGCTGCTAATGATGGTGCAGAAGTTATCATCATGGGTACAAGATCAGGCCTTGCAAAGATTTCTGCTATTGCTGACGTTACATATAACGGAAGTCTTATTGCAAGCGCTCAGAAAGACAATGTTATGAATACCGGAAACATCGGTATTTATGAGGGAACAAGACTTGTTGAGATTCCTAACAGATTCGCTACAAGGCTTCCTATCACAGGTTCTGGTGCTGCTCTTCCTAACAAGCTCTTCGATCCTACAAAGCTTATGATCATCCCTGTTATCGGTGATGCAGGCAAGTTCGTTAAGTTTGTTGACGAGGGCGATACTCTCATTCTTGAGAAGACAGAACGTGGTGACTATGTATCTGACATCATGACATATGAAGTTCAGAGACACTTTGGTGTTGCTACTGTTCTTGGAAGATACTTCGGTCAGTGGACACTGTGATAAATTAACACGGAATGAAAGGAAAATAAAATATGGCTAAACGTAATGTAAAAACAGAAAGTATCCCGGATATCGCAGTTGAGCAGGCTACTGAAAGCATTGAACTTGCTGAAAAACCCGAAAAGGTTGAAAAGAGAAAGGCCTTTGTATCAACAGACGGTATCCTTTGTAGAAGTGTGACCCCTGGTTCACTGTTTGTAGATGGACCTAAGTCAGGCATGATGTATACATTCGCTGCTTACGGCGATGTAACGGAGATTGAGTATAGAGACCTTAAGGGTCTTATCATGATGAAGTCTCCTAACGTCTTTGCTCCAAGGTTCGTTATCGAAGATAAGGACTTTATCAAAGAAGTACCTCAGCTCGACCAGTTCTACTCCAAACAGTTTTCAACCAAAGACTTGAGAAAGATTCTTGAAATGCCCGTATCAGAAATGATCGAGACTATTGAGAAACTTCCTGAAGGCGCTCAACAGAACATGAAGACAATTGCAGCTACATCAATTGATAATGGTTCTCTTGACAGCGTTAAGAAAATCAAGGCTTTGGATAAACTCTGGGGAACACAGTTCGATGCTTTTTCAGAGGAATAATGACGGAGGTGTAATATGGCATCTCTATCTTATGATGTAATATTTTCTAATTTTCTTGGGAATATAACTGATCCTGTATTGGCAGGCCAGGCTGAAAGCTTAGCAAATGAAATCATGGTTGAGTATCTGCATAAAGCGGTATCAGCGGTATACGTAAGAAGACTCTTCTCTTCTATCACTTTGGATGATGATGTACAAATTCTGACATTTGCCATGAAGAAAATTGTTGATGAAGCGGCTGATAATGATTTTGTTTCTACAATGCTTGGAAAATCCATGGCTGTACAGTGGATAGCCCCACAGGTACAGTCCAAGGTAAATATAGCCCAAATGTTTACGGGGTCTACTCGTAAGTTTTTTAGCCAATCTGCGCATATCTCTGAGCTTCGTGCTTTGAAGTCTGATATGGAAAAAGATTTGCAGTCATATATCCTAACTCGTGGCTCATTCTACAATGATTATGTGGAGGGGTAACGATGGTTTATGAATATGGTGAGTTTACTCCAAATCAGGTTGCAGACATCAAGCATTTATTACAGAAGAAGATTTTCTTCCTGCTGATAATAGCGGATCCTAAAACCCAAGAACAATATAAAAATGTTGATATCCCTGCGGCATTCGATGACATGCTGCGAATGCTTGCGGGATTTAATGATCTTCTCAACAATCCGGCGGAAGTTGTATCAATAAGCTGCAGACTAAAGGCAGCCCTTAAGGAATACCAAAAGGGTGATGACTATGACTTTCATGTTTATAGGCGATTGGTACTTACTGCTGGGAAAGAAGTCGAAAGTATAAAGGAGGTGTGAACATGCCTTCCTTTGAAACATTTAAAAAAATGAACGGTGGTCTTACCGTGGGGCAGAATCACAAGGCTGACTCTGACATGATTATGGAGGCAACATGGGACAATGATATTGATACCCGAATTGCTTATTTCTATGACTTTGATCATGATGATCATATCACTCAGTTGAATGACTTGCACCCAGAACAAGACGAAAAGAAAATTCCAATTAGCATTAAGTTTATTGCACATACTAAACAGACTCTTTCGAAAGATTTCATAAGCTATCATTTGCAACTTCGGCCATCACAATCCGAAGATGTAATCCCTTATTACAAAGAGAAATTCAAAGAAAGGTATGGAGCAACCTTTCCAATAGGAATGTATCTGGATATCCCAGACAACAAAGGCCATTATAACCGTTGGCTTGTAGTTAGTCAGGCTGATTATAATGATGTTCAATTTTCTGACTTTGAACTTCTTAGGTGTGATTATGTCTTTCAATGGATAATGGATGGTAAAAAGATGCAGATGGCTGGAGTCCTTAGGAGCCAGAATTCGTAAATTTGTGCGCTTCATATGGGAAACCATATGTCGAAAGTTCTCTAATTGCTGGAAACTCTCGTTAGGCTATTAGTACCAAAGTGTAAAAATCTAATAGATAGAGACAATCAGCAGCCAAGCCCGAAAGGGAAGGTTCGACGGTCAAGTCCTCAAGTGAGGTAATGGGAACCACCTAAGTCAGAAATGATATGGTGTTGATATGACCTGAACTTCTACCGAGAGGTAGAGAAAAATTATTTGTGTTGTTAAAAAGACAGGACAAGGGGTAGCTCCCCTTTCTTCGTGCCTCTAACACGAAGATTACTGTCTTTTTATATTGCTTATTTTTAGAGGAGATAAACAATGCATAAGAATGGTAATCATACATATAATGAGATTGTATTTAATCAGGAACAAGAAACTGACATTATCGTTTCGTACCAAAACGGCGAATCTTCTGTGTCTATAGGTAAACGCTATGGCACAACTCATAAACCTATATTGAAAGTTCTTCATAGGAACAATATAGAAGTTAGCCAGGCTAAAATGGTAAGGAAATATAAGGTCAACGAGAATTACTTTGATGTAGTTGATACTCAGGAAAAAGCTTATATATTAGGTTTGTTATATTCAGACGGAAGCAACAATCCTAATAAGTCAACGGTTTCCATATCTCTTCAAGAGGAAGATAGGGATTTGCTTGAACAAGTACGACTTCTTATGGATAGTAGTAAGCCATTAGAATATCTGGATTACTCAAAGAAAACTGATTTTGGCTATAAGTATAAAAATCAGTATAGGTTACTTGTGTTTAGTAAACATATATGTGACGTTCTTACTGAATTAGGAGTTGTAAAAAACAAAAGTTTGAAAACGACTTTCCCTACTTTCCTTGAGCGTTCACTTATCCCCCACTTCATTCGAGGCGTGTATGATGGTGATGGCAGTGTATATATGCAATGCAAAAGTCCAACCAACCATGCTGTAGCATTAACTATCACTGCAACAGAAAATTTTTGTTGTGGTATGAAAGAAGTTGTTGAATCTGAGCTTGGTATCAATTGTCATGTATACGATGCGTCATGTCATAATGGCATTACAAAAGTTTTTACTTTGGGTGGCAGGAATATATCAAAGACATTTCTTGATTGGATTTACCAAGATGCAACTATATATTTACAACGTAAGTATGATCGTTATGTTTCTTATTACAACATAAATAATTCTTTGGCGGTCTAACGAACCGTTAAAGTAACTTCATGACAACTCGGGCGTATGGGTAGACTACCGCATAGAATCCCCAGAAGATCAACAGAAGTGTTTGCTCCCAATGACTCGTGAAACCGAGAAGCTCTTCTACAACCAGCGTCTTATAATAGACAATCGTGTTTTAACCGAGCCAAGAGTATGGGTAATAACAAAGCCTAACCGCATAGCCAATAAAGGTATATGTGGTCTTACCTTTGCCCAAGATGTATTTGACCCTCATAAAGATTATGTGGAGAAGGACGCAGATGGAAACGTAATAGGTATGTGGGCTGACTACTTTGTTGATGGGCTGACCCCTAAAGACCAAACAGATTATACGGACCTTACTTGTGAAGTGTCTGTAGTTGGTAATAAGAGAATAAAAATAGATGGCGGTTACAAACGTTTGTCTGTTCAATTCTTTAAGAATGGGGAACCTGCAGAGTTTAAAGACGGTAATTGGAACTATTATGTAGATGGCACTGATGTGTCACTACTTGTTGAAGAGATAACCGATGGACTGGCAAAGAATGAAAGGTCTATTAGATTTATAGGAACTGATGACTATATTGGAAAGATACTTGACGTTGTATACACGGCAGGAACAGTATCAGACAATTTGGAACTCAGTATAACTGGACTGTAAGGAGGTGATTGCGTTGAAATTAAATGAAAACGAAATTGCTGAATTACGTGCCTATAGAAATGTGCCTAATGAAGATGATGTGCGGTATAAACAAGTTATTAAGGAGATGCTTATTAGTAATAATAAGATTATATATTTACTCCATAATGAAGAGCTTGAAAAGGCTGAGGTTGATAATGATGAATACCTCGGTAATAATATACTGCCCTACTATCTCATTCATCCTACGCAGACAGAGGTGAAAAACTTCATATGCTTTGAAACGTCCTTTGATGAAGTTTCAAGGTACAATTCAGTAATAAAATACCAACAAGTAATATTCTATGTTCTTTGTCATCAGGCGGACATAACAGAAAAGTATACAAGCACAGCTCGGCACGATCTGATCTCTGCTGTGCTAATTGATATGTTCCAGGGTGCAAACATCTTCGGAACACAACTTAAGCTTATGTCTGACAAGCCAAGTGTTGTTGATACGGATTATGCATGCAGAACGCTAATATTTGAACAACAAACACTTAACTCGCTTTATGGTAAAACTGGAGGATTAAGAATTGGCAATTAATAAATCTAAAATTCTCCGGGGGGACCCAATAGTCATAAATGAAAAAATCACCCTAAGACAACCGACTATAAATGAAATCATTGACTTTGATGAGGATAGATTCTTTGGAATCTTTTGGAGCATGTGCTCTTCTGCTTATGACAGGCCTGCAATGTTTGATGATATGGGTATTGATTTTATGACGGTCTCTGATTGGCAGTACTTTCTGTCAGTTATTCAAGTGATGGACAAGGATTCAACTCATCTTATATTTGGCAACTTCGATTTTTCTGAGTTTATTCTTCAAAAGAGGATAAATGACAAGGATGAATTGGAGTATGTATTATACAGAGAATCTGATGGATATATCTTCGATGAGTCTGTCTATAATGAAGTTATTCCTTATGTAAGAGAAATGGTAAATTTTCATCACTCTGGAAAGAAAGCTGCTAACAAATCTACTGCTAAACTCCTTATTATGGATGATCGTAGAGCGAGAGATAGAAATAAAAACAAAGAGCCTGAATCAATGCTTGATGGTATTCTTATCTCCTTGGTGAATACTGAGGAGTTTTCATATACTTACAAAACCGTGTATGAAATAACCATATATCAGCTCATGAAGTCGTTTACGCAGATATGCGGTAAGAAGTCAGCAATGGCTCTTGTGCAAGGAAGTATGAGTGGATTTATGGATACTTCTGGAATAGAGTCCAAAGCATTTGATTGGACATATTCTGAAGAGAAGTATAAGTCGAAAGGCAAAAAGTTAATAAACAAAACAGTAAAGAAGAAGTGATGATACTTCTTCTTTTTTTGAAAGGAGAAAAAGATTATGCCTACATTAAATCTTGATAAGCTTGTAATCGACAGAGTTTATGACGGCTGGTTTGAGGACAAGAACCTTAATCTTCTTGCACACCTCGATCAGATTCAGAACTTTGGTGTTAATACAACATCAGAGACCAAGGACAAGACTGACGCGCAGGGTGCTCTTATTAAGAGATATTACACATCGAAGTCAGTTGAGGTTACTGGTGAGAATGCAGTTCTTTCACTTAACCTTATGTCTATTCAGACTGGTTCTAATAAGGTTGTGGATGATAACGTTGTTCTTCCACGTATCCTTATGCTTAATGCTTCTGAGTCACCTATTACTCTGCCGGAGACACCTATCCCAGGTACAGTAATGGTATACGGTACTTACGAAAATGGACTTCCAAATACTGATGCTCCGTATACAGCAGGTGCTGTAGCTGCAGATGATACCTATGTAATCACAACTGTTGATGGAGTAACTACTCTTACGGCTCCTACTAATGCTACTGCAACAATCCAGGTTAAATATGATTATCAGGTTGCAACAGGTAAAACTGCAGTAAGAGTTAACCAGTTTGCTTCTGAGTTCCCTAAGGAGTGCAAAGCGACCTTCAGGGTTCTCTGCTCAGACGTTTGCGATCCTGAAACTGTACGTGCTCTTTACATTGTATTCCCTCGTTTCCAGATGTCTCCTGACTTTGATTGGACCGTTGATACAGAATCAGCCCAGGCCTTCTCTGGAACAGCCTTTAAGGACTATTGCGGAAAAGAGCAGCTTCTGTTCTATGTTGCACTTGCAGAAGATTCAGATGAATATGATACACAGTTCCCATATTCAGCAGGAACAGTTAGTGCTTAATAATGCAACCATTTACGGGAGGGAGCTTCGGCTCTCTCCTATTTGTTGAAAGGAAAAGATATGGCACTCAAGAGTAAAAGAATATGTAAGTGCTGTGGCAAAGCATATGAGTACTGTCCTCATTGTGGTGCTAAGAGCGATGAGGCTTGGCGAAACCTTACAGATACTAAGGAATGTCTCGCAGTATTTAATATCGTTGCTGCTTATAACATTGGCAGGGCTACAGCAGAACAAGTAAAGAAAGTTCTTGAAGAGAATAATATAAAAGATTATTCAAAGTTTAACAGTGGCATTGTATCTGTTTTGGATGAAATATATAAACCGTCAGATATGGTTATAACAGAACCAGCACAAGCTGAAGCTCAGTTAGAGCCAGTGGTTGTAGTTGAACAGCCATCATTTAATCCCTACGCAGTACAAGACAATAATGAACATGGTCTTCCTTATAAGAATCGCAATAACAAAAAGAAGTTCAGGCAGCGTAATACGGATATAGAATTATGAAAAGAGGAAACATCCGTATAGATATGGTTGTTTCCTCTTTTTTTAGGACTGAAAGGAAAATAAATGAATGAATTGGTAAAGCCTGCGTTCCAAACAAGGTTCTATAACACAAAGGAAGTAGTGCGGATTGTAGACAGATATGAACAATTTTTGTTTATAAAGCACGGAGCATATCCTGTAGATATGTATGAAAAAAATGAAAACCTTGTAATGATTTTCTTAAAACGGGATACGAAGGAACTGTATGAACTGTATAGACAGTATAAATTAAAATGATGGTAAAGCGGTCTGTTAAAGGCCGCTTTGATATTTCAAGAGGGGAGCTTTAATGGAATATAAGATTGTAATTACTCAGTCGGACATAAACAGATATGCAGAAAAGTATTTCCAAGAACATACAAAGGCACGTAAAAAACCGATTGAGCATCCATACCACCCTTCTATCAATACTTGGTTTGTAATGAAAAGACCTCAAATGAATGAACTTAAGCAGAGGTGGAAAGATTTCATTAAATGGATTATAGAAGAAAACCAATTGTCAAACTTAAGGCTCAATACCTTTAGTATGACTTTCACAACATATATGCCTACAAAAAGGCGAATAGATCCCGACAACATGGTGCCTAAGTTTATACTGGACGGTATGACAGAGGCTGGTCTAATTGTGGATGATGACGGTGAACACTTGAAATCTTTAGAATTGTGTACCGGATATGACAAGGATAATCCTCGAACTGAGATAACTATCACTTGCACTGATTAACACCTTATGTATTGACTATGTCGTGTGAAACATATAGTATAATAAATACAAAAAGGTGCTACCCGTACAGCAACGGTTAGTCCTCAGCTTTTATTAACGTAAAATGACCGCTAACTTTCTGAGGGTAGGCGGTTATTTTGCGTTCTTACCTAGTTTATATCCGATGCCGAACGCTCCGAAAAGAAGCGTGATCAAAGCAGCAAATTCTAAAATAGTCATTGCGCATCAGTCCCTTCAGATTTATTTTCCCCATAGCGATTCCTCCCTACCGCAGGGATAATCAAGGTTAATAGTTCCTAGAGGACCAACCGCCACCGTTTAGGTAGCACCAATAAGATTGTAGCATAAGAGCAAAAGGAAAAACACATGAAACTGTCAATAATAATCCCTTATTATAATGCAAAAGAATATACTGATGAACTCCTGGATGTTTTATCTCCGCAGATGACGGATAATATCGAGTGTATACTTGTTGATGACGGAAGTGAAAAACCATTTAAAACTAAATATAAGTGGTGCAAAGTATTCCGCAAGGAAAATGGTGGGTGTTCTACAGCTAGAAATGTTGGCCTTGATAATGCAGTTGGTGAATACATCTCATTTATAGATGCTGATGATTTAGTCCCCAACTATTTTGTTAGAAAGCTTTTAGAGGCTGCCAGAACTAACCCCGATGTCATTGAATTTTCATGGAAATCACTTTCTTCTACCGAAGGGACTCAACACAATAAGAAATTAAATAAGCCAACTGACAGACTGACCAACCCATCAGTATGTACAAGGGCATTTAAGCGTTCCTTTATTGGTAATACGCGCTTTAATGAAAAAAAAGATTCAACTGAGGATGAAGACTTTTCAAGGCGAATAGGTTATCTTGATCCAACAAATAAGTTCACGAGGGCGATTATATCAGACTACATGTATTATTATCGTACCGCTGTGACAAATTCAAAGATAAAGCGCTTTAAGAAAGGCTTAATGAAAACCAAGCGAGTCGTTTACTATTATAAACACGTCACAGAAAATATGCGGTGGCTCATTGATGAGATACGTAAAGAGGATGAAACCAATGAGGTATGGTTGCTTACTGAGCAGAATGATCTTCCCGAATTGCGTAGATACTGCCAAATATCTAAACCAATAAGTATTTGGGGGCATTATTTAAGGGGAGAACCTTACAATAGATTTATACGAATGGCAATCCCGATTAAAGCACAAGTAATATTTTATTGTGAATTTGCAAATATGATAGGTGGTATATCGACATTTCTTTATAACACGTGCCAGCACTTAAAGGATTATTATGACATATTGGTATTGTATGACAGATTTGATCCTATGCAGTGTAATCGACTAAGAAAAATAGTTCGTGTTATGAAGAATGACCCAAACCAGCCTATCTCATGTGACACTATTATTTTAAATAGACTCACAGATAGTATCCCTAAAAATGTTATGTATAAAAAGTCCGTTCAAGTTTGCCATGCATGTAAGCAGAAAGTAATTGATCTCAACCCTGATAACGTTGACTTTTTGGTGAATGTATCTCAGGCTTCTAAGTCTTCATGGGGAGAAAAGGCTAAGAATGGTATTGTTATTCATAACATGTCTTATCCTGAAGCCAAAGAGTTATTGTTGGTATCAGCAACACGAATGGGTGTAAGTGATAAAGGTAAAAACGACCAAAGGATAAGAACTTTGGCTAAGATGCTTAATGAAAAAAATATTCCTTTTGTGTGGCTTAACTTCTCAGATAAAGCATTACCTAATCCCCCGGAAAATTTTATAAATATGGGGCCAAGAGCTAACATACAGAGCTTTATTCAAAAAGCGGATTATCTTGTTCAGCTATCAGATGCCGAAGCATATTCAATGTCTGTATTAGAAGCTCTTAATCTTAACACTCCTGTCCTTGCTACTCCTTTTCCATCATTGTTTGAAGAGGGATTTCAAGATGGTGTCCACGGGTATGTAATACCATACGACATGAAATTTGATGTAAGAAAGATATTGACTATTCCAAAATTCACTTTTAGATACGACAACAAAGCCATAGTCAACCAATGGAAAAAGCTTCTTGGTGCTCCAGCGCCTATAAGGCAAGAGGTAAAGGAAACACCATGTTTAACAGTTAATGTTGTCCAAGAGTTTAAAGATAGATATACAGGTAAATTGCTAAGAAGAGGCATTACAGTATTGCCTGAAAACAGAGTAAGGGAAATCCTAGCAACGCAAAAAGAAAAACATGTGAAGCTTATTGAAGTAGCTGAGATATAAGGAAAAGGAATATGCTTAAACATATTCCTTTTCCTTGAGGGCGAACCCTCCCATACATGCATGTACGGTCTCCTTTTATTCATCGACAGACTATTGTGCGTTGTCTGTCCTGCCCTTGTCGAATTTTATCTCAAAACCGTCTAGAGTGATTTTGATATATAAGACTCTTTCTCTGACTTTATATGTGAGGAATAATAATCCTCCAACAATAATGGCCGGTGGTATACAAGGAATTAACGCATTCACTAACTCAGCCATTTATGCGTCTCCTTTTGGATTAAAGACTATACAGGCCGCACATGCATATCAACATTATTTAGCTGTAAAAGAGTGCATTTCATCAAGAAGCTTGTTTATGACGCTAGGATTAGTGACAATTGATGTAATAATCTGTTTAGCTATTAAAGAAAGGGTACTGATAGACTGCGAACCTATTTTCTTAGCACCCTTTTTGGTTGCCTCCCATATAGTATCTTGCCGGATATTTTCTAAGAAATCATAACCATCCCAAGTTATATCTGTAACTATTCCAGTGAAAATGTCATCTGTCGCATTTCTGCTGAACCTTGTTGCGATATATCCAACCTCGTTAAGTTTTTCAATGGAATAGAATATATCTATCTTCTCATACTTATTTGAAAGATCATTGATTATTTTTTCTATTTTAATTTCAGTATGAGCATAACGGATGGATTTAGATTGACGTATTGTCAAGTTTTCCTCTAGATATAACAATGTATCTCTGATTGCGTCATAGTTGATTTTCATTTACACCCCCATAGAAAGGAAAATATGAAAGAAATACTTATAAAACGAAAAAGTTCAGAAGAATTAAACAAGGCTGTAGATGATATAAACTCCGACCGCGCAAATGACATTTGTGCTGACAATATCATTGATGTCTATTTGGACGGAGAAAAAATCACCAACCTCAAGTCTTTTAGCATAACAATAACTAGTGATTGCGCTGAACCAGTTTACACAGTTGAAAGGTATATGGATGCGAGAGACTTTGAGTAAATTATAACATAAAGGAATGAAAGGAAAAGTTATGAAGATAGAACAATTTATAGAAGAATTTAATAAGTCGCAGAATAAAGAGACTTATGTGAAGAAGCATATGACAACTGATTATATAAGCTTTGAAAGAAAAATAGCAATCAGTAATCTTATTGCAAAAAAGATGATTCTTGACAATGGCGATTTAATTAAAAATACGCCATTGGTTTATGAAAACTTTATCTTATCACTTGTTAGAGAATATACGGATATTGAACTTATTCCAGAAAATAATCTTGCAGATTTCAATCTTATTGAAAGATATGGGGTTTCTGACATCCTCGCAAAGGCAATTGGCAGGGATGCAAAAACATTTAATACTATTTTAGATATGGTTATAAACGATATTATCGATAATCATAATAACCTTGTGAATCATTTGTCTTTAAAGTCTGAAAATATCAACTTTATACTAGACAAACTTCAAAATGCAATTCAGAAATTGCCACGGGTAACAGGTTGATCAGTGCGTGAGGTAATGATGATATGGCAAAAAACAGTGTAGATACATCAGCTTTGAAGGAATATCTGGAGAAGTATTCAAAAGAAGTTGGTCGCATTACAGCGGCTAGTATAAGGGATGAACTTACAGAAACCGCTTTTAACGCCATAGTCCATTTTTATGAGGATTATTCTCCTAAGAGTTACCAAAGACATTACTATAACTTTTTGGAAAAGAGTTTTAGGAAATATTATTCCAATGCTCACGGAAATGTGTATAGAGGCGGTGTTGAGTTCACTCCGCAGTTGATGGATGATATTTATCAGTCTAGTAAGGGGTATAGTTCAGCACAAGTTACTGAACAAGTATTTGATACAGTTTATGCTGGATTCCATGGTGTCGCAGGCACACAGATTTATCCACAAGGATTTGAACCGAGAATTATCCCTCATATAATGAGCCCCTCTCCCATGGAAATTATAGAAAAACGGCGAGATGAAATAGTTGATAATTTGCAAGACTATATTTTAAAAGCTCAAGCGAAAGTAAAAATATAATATGGAGGTGACTGGTTATGTCAAAGCCTATTGTTGATGTCGGTATAAGGATAGACATCAGTGATCAAATAAAAGATTTAGAGCGACAGTTAGACAGCTTGTCCAATAGAGCTGGCAATAAAATGACAAAGGGAATGGCTGACCAGGTCGCTTCTATTCAACAAGCAATAAAAGAACTACAAGCACAATTTAATTCAATCAACACAAACAAGCTTAATCGTAAAACATTTGAAGACTTGTCAAAAGGATTGATTAAGCAGATTGATAGTATTGATCAAAGAACAACTGCGCTAGAACAAGAAATGGCCGCTTTAGTTGGCACTATGTCAAAACACGTAGGGGATGCTTTTAAAAAAGACTTGGATTCATTCTCGCGTTCAATGGCTACGACTACGCAAAATGCAAAAGAAGCTGTCGGTGCAATAGATCATTTGTATTCTACATTCAATAAGACACCAAACGTAAGAACGCATACTGGGATAGATGCATCTTCTTTAGAAAAAGAAGCTAAGAAGTTGACTGAAATAGCTAAAGTCATTGAAGACATCAACCAGTTTAACTTTGAGAATGACAACTATGAGGGTTCTACAAAAAAGCTTGCTCAATCTTTTGACGATCTGATAAACGAATATTTAAGACTTGAAGAAGTCTTAAAGTCACCTGATCTTCCTGTGAAGGAATACAATAAATTTGCGCTTGAATTAGTAAAGACTGCTAAGAAAATTAGAGAATTACAAGACAGCGCAAACAGGGAGAAGTACGATGATGTCTTTGAATTAGACTTTTCTGGAATGAAACTTCAGGAAGTCACCGGTAGAATAGAGGAAACGTTAGATAAACTCTCTGACCGTATTCAGGACAGACTAAATGAAATAAAAAGAGAAAGTGTTGGAATAACAGATACTATATCTGCTGAGATAGAAAAGAAGGCCAATGGAACCAGTGAAACAAAAAGGTTAACTGTTCCTCTTGATATTTCTACTGGTGTAAACACGCTTGTTCAGCGAGCCAAAGAAATAGTTGATAAAACCCAGCCTCATCTTAATGACTATCCTCTGAAGTTGCAGTTTGTTCTTCAGTCAGGTTATTCATCAAAGAAAACCAATAAGCTCCTTTCCCAGATACAGAGTGAAATAGACTCTCTGCCAGAACAGGTAAATAAAAGTGGCTTGCAGGAGCTATTTGATAATATCGCAAAAGATTTCAGTGGCGATAAGGAACTCAATATAAAGATCAAAGCAAATGCCTTGTCTGAAACCGAAACCAATATTAACAACACTATAAAGAAAATACGTACAACGGTTGAGAAACCTATGGAAATTCATCCGTCAGTTGTTATGGATGAAAAAGTCACAAAGAAACTTCAGCGGGAGCTAAATCGTCTTTCAAAAGAACTGGTTCTAGATGTTAAGACTATTAACTTGTTTGGTAAGAATCAAAAGGGCTTCGATGAGGTAAAAACCATAGTAAGTGTCATTGACATGATCATGTCTAAAGCTGAGGAAACAAAGCTCCAGACGACTTATGTATGGCAGGTACTTGTAGACATTAGGGAAATTTTAAAAACACTTAGTCTACAAGAGAACATTTCAGAAGTAAAAACTTTGGTAAATACTTTATCTGATTTTCTTGCATCTATTCAAACAGCCTACAAGGTTCTTAATAGCAATGATCTTGATAATATGTTTGCTGGAATCCAACAGCGGGTTCAGAGTATATCAGGTGCGCTTCGTGGGAATAACCTGAAAGAAATCAAAAGCGTGTTGGCCCAGTTCGAGCAGTATCAGAAACTAGGTGGTTCAAAAAGCTTTAAAGATCTTGGCGGAACAGAAAATGTTCAGGGGTGGCTCAGCCGAAATGTCAAGGAAATCAATGCTGCTAAAGATTGGTACGAGGCAGGTGTAGATTTTGGACAAGGATATGTAAAAGGTATTCAAGATCAAATTCCTAATGTAGAAGCAGCTGCCACAAAAATGGTTGAGGCAGCTCTTGCCGCTGTGCAAGCCACACAGGATTCACACTCTGCGGCAAAGAAAACCAGAAAATTAGGAAATGACTTTGGTTCAGGCTATGTAGAGGGAATAAAAGAAAAGACCTCAGAAATCAAAGAAACGTCAAAAAAGGCTGCTAAAGAAGCACTTCAGGGATTGTCTGAGGGCATGGCTAATACGGCTGATAATTCTTTGATATCTAATGTCACTCCGGCAATTGATGAAATCAAGAGCGCAGTTAAAGATGTTGCCGGGACAGTAGAATCTTCAATAGATAATATAGAGGAACGTCTAACAGCTCTTCTCTCTGGTACACGTGTCAGTTCAAAAAAGCTTAATGAACTATTGGGGTTTGACGCTTACTCTATTTATCAAGCAGGTCGCAAGGCAGGCGATAGTAAAGAAGGTATAGCAAAGACTTTATTGCAGCATGCCACTACGTTAAAACAGGCAAGCAATGAAGAGAAAACACTTCAGTCCACCATGGATGAGACTCAAGAAGAACTAGAACAAACCTCAACCAAAGTTGAAAAGGTGACACAAAAGCTAGATGCAATGACTGCTGCAATTGGTCGTCTTACATCTAAGTCGGGGGCTTATAATGTCTCTTCTATAAGAGAAGTCTTAGATGGCATAACTGTAAAAGGAACTACTAAGAAAGGTCATACTGTAAGAGATAATGCTCGTAGAAGTCTACAAACAGAAGCTGAATGGATTAATAATAATAAGTTTGAAGACACCAATTGGGAAAATGCTTACAAACATTATTTAAAGTTTATACAGCTCTTTGACATCTATAAAAAGAATGGTGGTACAAAAGAAACTTTAGCGAAGTATCAAGCCTACTATGACAGAATAATAGGCAATGCCGATACTATGCGCACAAGTCTTACTAATCTGTTAAGTAAGTTGCCTACCGATACTGCTGCAAAAGGCTTTAAAGAGGTTGAACAAGCTTCTGAGGCTATGGGCAGTGAAGCCCAACAAGAAATAAAAGCAACAAATGAAGAAGTCACTAAACTATTAGTAGCGCTTCAACTTGCCAAGGAATCCATGTTGGATTTGTCTAAGGCCGAAGGAGTGACTGGAAGCGTCCATAAGAAAATGGGGATGGATGAGTACTACTACTCTCCTAAGAGTAAATCTGCAGAGTTAAATGAAAGTGAACTCGCACTAAAAGACGCTATCAAGACTATGAATGAGGCTATTGTTAATCTTAGACGCGCAGGAATTACACTTTTCAATGGTGTACCTAAGATAATTAACAATAAGGGAACCTCTCTTCTTAGTGACTCTTCTCTAAAAAATCTATACTCTCTTGGTAAGCACGACAAGAATGTTTCCCTGATTGCAAATGCTTTAGATAAATATCGGGATACTGGGGATCAAGAAATTCTTAAGTATATCCAGAATTTGGCTAGTAAAACTAAGTTTAGCAAATTCAAAAAGCTTAATGGTTCGGCTATAAAAAAAGAGCTGCTGTCTAATATAAATAATATTCTGAATCCGTCTGAAGAAAAAGCCTCTGTTAAGATGACTCAAGAGGCCTCAGCATCGTTGGATGACCTTGTTTCAAAATCTCAAAAGGCCAGTAAAACAATATCAGATGTTTCTGTTTCTCAGAAAGAGGCTGCAAAGAGCACAGAGAAATTAACAGCTAAGATTAAAGAACAGACGTCTGCACAAAAACAACAAACAGATGCGGTTCAAGAGGCTATTACTGGAAGGCTTGGTAGTTATTCAGATCTGTTTGTAAAAGCAAAAGATGCATTAAGCAATAGCACTGATGCCTCTGATTTAAAAAAGATTCAGAAAGAAGTACTTGCGGCTAATAATGAAATATGGCAAGAGATTAATGATTCTCCTGCAGCGGCTCAGCAATCTTGGGGAATGTTCTTTGATAACTTCAAATCTTTTGGCACAAAGTTTGGCGTGCTGTATAACGATTTAGAAGACCGCCTGCTTATATTATCAGCGACTTCTCAAACAGAATCTGAAAAAACAGTTGCCAATGAGAAAAAAAAGCAAAAGGCAATAGAGAAAACTGCTGCTACGATTAAAGAACAAGCTTCAGAAAACAAGAAAGCTGATACGGATAAGGTAGCTCAAAAGAAAGCAAAACAGGCGGCACAGCATACATCTGAGGTTGCAAAGAATACTGCAGAGATTAAGAAAAATACGCAAGCTGCTAAAGAAAATGCAGAAGTATCGCTTGATAAAAAGTTTGATGAGATAAAGACCTTAGCATCCAAATATGCTAAACCTAGGGCAAACGCCGAACATTATCCAGGGGTTATTAGGACTATTACTGACCAATACAGGAAATACGAACAAGCTGGCGGCACGAGGCCTATTGAGGATCTATCGAAATCAAAAACTGTGGTGGCCGACTTAACTGCCGAGTACGAAAAGCAGACTCGAAAAATTGATGAAAACACAAAGAGCAAAAAGGCCAATAGTGATGTTGAGTCTAAGAAGCAAGCTGATTCAGCTATTAAACAGACATCTTTACAAATTGATGCAGAGACAGATGCAAAGAAAAATAAAACGGATGCCACTAAGAAAAGTACCGAGGCAACTAAAGAAGAATCAAAGGCTGAAGAAGATGGAGTAAGTATAACTCGAAGAGCATCGCAGGCCGAAGATGAGCGCAGAAAAGCTTTAGAAAAGTTAGCAGCGGCTGAAGATAAGGTATACAAAAACGAGATTCACAATGCTAACGGCTCTGTTACTGCTACCGATTATTATGATGCCAATACGCGTTTTATTGATCGTTTTAGAACCCGAACAACCACGAGCGGTTACGATAAGGATGGTAATTATTACTCTTTTGAAAGTACAAAAGAAAATTACGAAGCACTAGAAAAACAGATTCATAATAATGATAAAGCCATTACTCAATTAACGAAGGACATGCTCCTTAATGCTAAAACTGGTGCTGACTTGTCCGCTTGGCAAAACAGAATTGATGCTCTTGAGGAATATAATAGGATTCTTTTGGAAATTAGGAACAATGGCTGGGTTGGCTCTGATGAATTCCTACCAGAAGACTATCATGCTGATGCTTTCGATGCAGAGCGTTTAAGGAACCAGGAAAAAGATTGGGAAGCTGTTATTGCTGCTGCTCAGAAACGATTAAAAAGTTTTATTGATTCAACAGAAAGTCTGTCTTCTAAAACATTTATGTCTGGTTTTGCAACAGAGGTCGAAGATTTACGCAAAGCCCTCGTTGTGTTATCTGGAGCTAAGATAGATTTTAAGAATTCAAATATTGACGTAGTTAGGCAACAAGTCGTAGATTTTCTTACTACGCTAAGTGATTTTGAATCGCAATTAAATGATATCAATAATCGCTCAGTAAAAGGCGATGTTATCCCTGCAGATATAAATGATATCAAGTCTTTAGATAATGAAATACAATTATTTTTAGATAATAACACCGCTGCGGGGAAAAAATCCAAAGAAGTTCTCAATGCAATACATGTTGAACTTCGTAAGATAATCAATAGTGGCGAAGAACTATCTCAGGTTGATTTTGAAAAATTCAAGGGAAATGTTGCGGAGATTGAAGCGGACGTAAGGAGACTTCATCAAACAGGAAGTAGTTTCTTTAATTCTTTTGTTAAGCAGTTGAAATCAGCAAATGCTCAATTTTTCGCTACTTATTTCAGTTTGCAAGATATGTTCCGTTATTTACGGGCTATAGTAACTACTGTAACAGAAGTTGATTCCGCTCTTACAGAATTACGTAAGGTGTCTGACGCTTCAACTGAAAGATTAGCACAGAACTTTGAAACATCTGCTGCGACAGCAAAGGAACTTGGCTCAAGTATAAGCCATGTAATTAATGTTACCGCAGATTGGGCTAGACTTGGTTATGATGTTGATGCTGCTGAAAAGTTGGCTAGAGTTACTACTTTGTTTACAACTGTTGGTGATAACATGTCAGCTGACGATGCCAGTAGCTATCTTATATCTACTCTTCAAGGTTTTCAGTTGGCGAGCGATCAAGCTGAAAGCGTAATTGACAAGTATAATGAGGTAGCAAACAACTTCGCAATCGACACCCGTGGAATAGGCGAAGCTTTACAGAGATCTGCCGCTTCCTTTAATTCTGCTAATACTGATCTTTCAAAGTCAATTGCACTAGTTACAGCTACAAATGAGGTTGTCCAAAATCCCGAGGCTGTAGGTACTCTTTGGAAAACATTGAGTGCCAGGATTCGAGGTGCTAAAACAGAACTTGAAGAGCTCGGTGAGGAGGAGGACGCATTTACTACTACTACGTCCAAGCTTAGAGATTTGGTAAAAAGCCTTACCGGATTCGATATCATGGATGATAAGGATAACTTTAAAGATATCTATGAAATCATTCTTGGTATTGGAAAAGAATGGGACAATCTCACCGATATAGAACGTGCATCGCTTGGAGAAGCACTTGCAGGCAAGCGAAATGCAAACGCTCTTTATGCTGTCCTTGGCAATCTTGATACTCTGGAAGGTGCATATAAGGCTGCAGAGGAATCTGCAGGAAGTGCCGCAAAAGAGCAAGAAAATTACGCAAAGAGTATACAATACTCTCTTGATCGTTTCATAGCGACTCTTCAAGAACTAGAAACAGATTTTTTGGATTCTCAGTTAGCAAAAGATACTGTTGACTTAGGCACATCAATTATTGGTGTGCTTGATGATATAGTAGAACATGTTGGCCTTCTTGGATCCTCTGCCACAATTGCCGGTATAGTTGTTCTTGTTAAGAATTTTGGAAAGCTGTCGGCATCGTTTAAAGCCACTCAGGAAATACTCAATACCTTGTCTTCTATTGGAGGAGCTAGCCAAGCTGCATCTGCCGTTGGTGCCCTTGCTACTGCAACAGAAGGCCTTAATTACGCACAAGCTGCTCAAATTCTAACTTTGGCAGGGGTTAATGAGGCTACTAAGGCTGATATCTTGGCAAAAGCAGGACTTACCGCTGCTAATGGAACTGCCACAATTTCTGTTGAGGCATTCACTACTGCTCTATGGGGAAATATAAAAGCGCTTGCAACATGGCTTGTAACCAATCCAGTTGGATGGTGTATATTGGCGGCAGGTGCTATTGCAGGTGTCGTGGCAGCCTACGATGCATTCACTATCTCAGTGGAAGAAGCTACCGAGGCCATGGATGATTTACAAACAAAATATGACAACATGAGTTCTGATATAAAAAGTCATGAGAAGAAAGTGAATGAGCTTTCTGATTCATATTTTGAAATGGCCAAAGGTGTTGATGCTATATCAGGTAAGAATATCAGTTTGTCAGATGATGATTATAAGGAGTTTGTTTCTACTAACCAAGAACTTGCTGAAATGTTCCCTCAGTTAATTCATGGAGTTGATGAATATGGTAATTATATCCTCGACCTTGGAGACAATGCCGAGCAGGCGAGGAAAAAGCTACAAGGGCTGATTGAACAGCAACGAGATAATTATAATTATGAGTTGTATAAAGATCTCCCTGAAGCTGAAAAGAATACCAAGGTTCTAGTAGAAGATGCCACAAATGATATAGAAGAGGCCCAAAGGGATATTGAATCTTACAATGCACTACTTGAGGAGCTGAGAAATATATCCGCTAGAACAGATGAACAGCTTGTATTAACAGCTGGGCAATTCGATTCTCATTCTATAGATTTTATCCATACATTTGAAAGCAAGTATGGAGAAATGATAGATGCGGTAGCCAAGGAAAACGAAGATTTAGCTAGCAGGCTAAGAGATTCCCTTGTAGATAATTCTACTGATAATCAGTACTCAATAGCCGTTAACTTCGGTCAGTTTTCTCCTGATGAGCGCCAGACGATAGAGAAATATTTTGATGAATATTTTGATTCTGTGGTAAATGGTTATAATAAGGGAGTTACGCAGGCGCAACGTGGACTAAAGCAGGGACAGGCAAAACTTCAATCGGCATGGTTGGGAATATTGCCTAATATCATAGGTGGTATCAATTTCCTAGCCTCTGATGATGATCAGCTGGCAGAAATGCTTAGGAATTATGCGAACTCATTGCCCGAAGAATTTGCTAAAGAACTTGATGGCAAAAGTTTACAAGCAGAGATTGCTACTTGGGTTGCGCAGGCAAAAGAGTTGTCTCCTGAAGATAGATTAAAGTTTAATGACATCTTCGACCCAAATCTAACACCAACACAAAGAATTGAGCTATGGAATTCGTTACAGGCGAACCTTCCTGAAAGCTTAAGAATAGGCGTCGAATATATTGTTGATGAAGACAAGGAACTTCTAAATCGCGTCGAGCAAACCAAAAAGGAATTAACCACAGTAGATGGACATATGGTTGATTCTTATGGTGTCTATACCTTCTTTGATGAAGAACAGATCGATACTGCTGAGGAGTATAATAGGTGGCTAAAGGCTTATGTAGATGCAGGTGGCGATGCTGTTAAAACCATGCGGTTATATCGTGAAGAAACAGAGAAAGCTGCCAAAGCTACAGAAGAAGTGTTCAGCGCTGTAAAGTTCAATGAAATTGATGATGATTTAGAGTCTCTACAGTCTTTGTACAATTCCTTTAGAGAAAATGTTGAAGGTGATACAGTCAAAGTTCCATTGGATATCTCTGACGTAGAAGCTCTTCGTGAGAAATGGGAAAGTGTAGTCGGCAAAGAAGAGTTCGAAGAGTTTGAAATCAAAGTCACTACCGACAATGCATCTGTCGCGGATGTTCAAAATGCTTTCGATAAGATAGCTACAAGCTATGCCCGTAACATGATAAAGATTCAAGGTGCTACCAAAGAGACTATGGATATGGTTAAGTCTCAGATGAAGATGGATGGCTTTGAATCTGAGGGTGTGGATACATTTGTTGATTCTGTAGCCGCTGAAGATAAAATGCAGTCGTTTGTTTCCACCTTGCAAGATGCTCAAGATGAACAAGGCAAGATGGCTGATGGCGCTGTTGATGCTGCAGCTCGTATTTACGAAGAAGGTAAAGCATTAGGCCTTGCTGATGAAATGCTGATGGATTATCTGAGGCAGGCGGCGCAAGCTGGAAATATTGTTCTTGGTGGTGATACGTCATGGCTGGATCTTCTTGCAGAGAAGCTTGGCATTGACATTGAACTACTGAAAGAACTTCTTGATTTGACTTATCAGGGAAGTGGCTATGCAATAAACAAAGAAACAAAAACCATCACTTCAACTTATGGCATGCCTGATGATTGGCAATCTCAACAGCAGAAATGGCATAATGACGAAAAGTATCGTAGTGGTTTACACTTACACCCTACTGCAAAAGAAGCAAGTAAATCTGGTGGTGATGCCGGCAATGCATATGTCGAGGCTTTTGAAAAGGAATTAGAGGCACTTGAAAAGCAACGTGATGCTGGGATTTTGAGCGAAAAAGAATTCTTGGATCGTTATCGCGCTCTCATAGAAAAATACTTTAAAGATGTAGACGGATATGGTGAAGAGTATGCCGAACGTATGGCTGACTACTTTAATAGAGTCATCTCCTACTATGAGTCTGTTTTCTCAGCTGTTGGTACTCTTCTTGATAAGCGGATTAGTGCTGCCCAAGAAGGTAAGGATGCTGCTGTTCAAGCTTTGAACGATGAAAAAGATGCAGCTCTTGCAGCGTATGATGCACAATTAGACGCTATCGATGCGCTTATAGATGCAAAGCAAGACGAAATCGATGCGGTACAAGATGAAATCGACAAACTTCAAGAAGAACGTGAAGAGCGTCAAAGAAACATCGATCTTCAAAAAGCACAATATGAACTTCAAAGAGCTCAGCAACAAAGAACTCGTCTGATTTATAAAGACGGACAGATGGTAGAATTTGCCATCTATAAACGACACTATATCAGTCAAAGGGTGATGGGACACCAGAGACTGAGGTAACTAACAGAAATTAAAAGTGATTATATTGACAAGACTGAGCATTGTATTTAAGATATAAATACAAAAAAGACAACATTCGTATTAGACGGTTGAGCCATAAAAGCGAGAATGGCTAGATAAATGCTAACACATCAACGACTTCCACGGCGGTGGCGGTCGTTTTTGTGTTTATTGACAATCTTTTTGATGATGTCATATATCAAAGCTGCGATTAAACTCGCAACTATAGATAACAAAAACACATGGAACGTCACTTGTGATATCACCTTCTTTCTTAGCAAGGGTATCTATCTGAACAGAACATCGCTGTTCTGAAGTGACTCAACCGCCTAACCATCTTATTCTAGCCGAAATAAAATGTTACGAATGTTGTCTAAGGTCTAATTATATCAGAGTCAAAGTATAATCACAATTAGGAACCGCAGAGACTGCAGGGCGTACATGGTAACATGTATGCTGAAGTGCGCACGCGAAAGTGTGAATATACAGTCCGAACTCGCAATATAATCCCATATAAAAGAAATGCGAGAAGTAGCCAGAAATGACTACTCGCCTACTTATGTAGGTCATAAAAGTAACAGAATGATATGATACGGATACAGATGCTGTCCGTGAAGCCAAAGAGCAAGTTGACGATGCCGAATATGAAATTGCTGTTGCTGCTCTAGAAAAACAAAAGAGTCTACTTGAAGATCAGCTCGAAACATTACAAGACCAACGAGAAGAGATTGAAAAAGCTCGTGAAGCTGCTGAAAAGTATTATGACCAATTAATCTCTGATACCGAGAAGTATTGGGATTCCATTATTGATGCTCTTGAAAAACAGAAATCTAAATGGGAAGAGCTTGCTGAGATTAAAGAGATTGCTAATGCATATGCTCTTATCCAGGAGGCAGGCGAAGACCTTGGCTATTCTGTAGAGGATATCTTGAACGATGTTCCCGGTGCGTTTGAAGCATTTAGGGATGCCTACCTTAACATTCTACAAGAAGCTAATAGCGGAAATCAAAACTTCCTTGATGGTTTATCTTATGCTACAAGTTCTGCAAAAGATAGCGTGAATTCAGCACTTGGTGAAATTGCCGGAAAAGCTTCAGAAGTAGATAAAGCACTAGAGCCTCTTGGTGAGGTTTCTTCTAAAGTTGAGGATACTGCTACTGCTCTTGGTAATGTTGCAACTAATAGTGGCAATGCAGCCTCTAATCTTGGTAATGTTACTACTTCTGCAAATGATGCTGCAGAGGCAACAGATAAAGCTGCAAAGGGAATTGAAGCTGAGGGTAAAGCTGCTGAACAGTATTATAGTTCAAAGGAAAAGTTTGCAGAGGCTAATGAAAAGGTAGCTGAAAGCGGTGATAAGGTTGCTGAGAGCATTGTACCTGCTGCTGAAGCTTTAAAGACTGAAGGAGAAAACGCAGGAACGGCTGCCGAGAACTTAGATGCAGTTGCAGAAAACAGCTTCTTCGCGGCAACCAATGCAGACACCCTTAATGACAGCCTTGCTAAAGTTAGTGAGAATGCTGATGCACTTGACAGTATAGATAAGTCAATGCAAAGCATGACCAACGCTGATCTCACTTCTACTGTTGACGCATTCAATAATCTAGCAGAAGCATTGAAGTCATGTGCTGAAGCTCTTGGTATTGGAGACGGAGAAATCAGTGCTTTGGAAAGTGCCATTACCGCTTTAAGTCAAGTATCCTTAGGTGATGAAACAACCGGAGCAATTGGTTCATTTAATGCACTAGCAAATGCAGTTACTGCCGTATCTTCTGCCATTGGTGCTAGTGGAATGACGGATACCGAAGGAACTTCTTCTGAAACCTCAGAGGGTGCAGGTGGTACAGGTGGTCTTATTAGCGCCATAGAAGAAGTAAAAACTGCAGCTGATGAGTATATTGGAACAAGCTCTAGTGGTGGAACTGGTAGTGAAGCTGGTGGTGGCGAAGAAGGAGAAGGTGGCGGCACTGCTATTTCCGATTTTGACGCATTAACAAGTTCAATTATGACTGTAATAGAGACAATCGGAAATTCTGAAGAAGAAGGCGGCACCGAAAGTTCTACCCTTGTTAGTGCTATAAAGAGTTTGCCTATTGTAGGCGAAGAAGCAATGCGTGGTGAAAATGGCATCATTCCCATGTTCAATGAATTGCTTGAGGCAATTTCTGCCTGCGTAGCTCAAATGGTAGAACTTCTTTCAAAGATTGCTGAGTTTGATGAATCAGGTGGCGCTGAAATTCTTGGTCACAAATACACCGGCAATGTACATGTAAATGGATTGGCAACTGGAAATGTCCATGGCAATGCCTATGCAAGCGGAAAGCTAGGACTTAAGAAATCCGAGAATGCTCTTGTGGGAGAACTTGGACAAGAGCTTGTCTATAATCCCGAGATAGGAACATACCGTACCGTTGGTGACCATGGCCCAGAAATTACTCGTCTGCATAAAGGCGATCTTATCTTCAATGCTGAACAAACTAAATCCATCATCAAACATGGTAAACATGGTGGTAACTCTTATGCTAATGGCAGTGGTTTAATGCCATTGTCAGATGCTGAAATAAATATGTTTAAGACTATGGGCAATGCATTGGCTGGAATAAAGGCAGATACATCTCAAATGCTTGAACCGATTAAGGCCATAGCACAGAACATAAGTAATGTAACTACAAATAATACAAGTACTGTTATTAATATAAATGGTACTTCATTCACTGTTTCTGGCGTGACGGGAGAATCTGTAATGCATATGATTCAAGACCAATTCGCTGGCATGATAAGTAACGCTTATCAACGTGCCATGAAACAATAATTCAAGGGCAGGTATTCTTAACTGAGTACCTGCCTATTTCTAACAAAGGCGGTAACTGGAGTATGAGTATTCAAGACGAACTATTCAAATCAATAGAGATATTGGTACAGAAAGCTATTGAAAAACAGAATGTGAACCGCACCGTTGCCAGTACCGTAGAAGCGATAAAAGGCAATACGTATAAATGCAATATTGACGGTGCATATTATTACTTAAAAAACGGAACGGGCATTAGCTTGTCTAATGGGATGGCGGTATGGGTGCATATTCCAAACGGCAAGATGAATAATGCTTTTATTATGGGAACTAGGTGAAAGGAGGTCAAGTATGGCAAAGCCTGTTGTAAATAACATATTCCCATTTGACGCAACAGTAGATAAACAAATAACCTTTACCTATACGGGTGATCTTCCTTATCAGAATAGGCTAATTATATACAACGCAGATACACTTGAACCAATATATGACACAACAACGCCAAGTAGAGTCCTGTATTGCACTCTTCCAGCAAATGTTTGTGTTAATGGAACAAAATATGCCGCAGCAGTTCAATGTTATGACATGTATGGCGTTGCTAGTTCGGTGTCAGATAAAAGATATTTTTGGTGCCTTGAACAGCCTGCTTTCTATTTTTCCAACGTAGTAGATAAACAGACTGTGACTACTTCTTCTTTTTATGCTGAAGTTTTTTATTCACAAACACAGGGGGAAAGCCTAGCTCAGTTTCAGTTTTTTATTTATGACTCTAATAAAGTATTGTTGTCAGAGTCTCAAGTATTTTATTCAACCGATTATCTGACATATAGTTACAGCGGTCTTGAGGATGATACGGTTTATTATATCCGGGCCAAAGGACTAACCCAATATGGAACAGAACTTGATACCGGATATATTGAGATTGATGTAGACACTGCATATGATAATGCAGAATTTAATAATATCAATGCTAAATGTAATGAAAACAATGGTCTTGTTACATACTATACTAACTTCACTATTGTTAATTCTGATGAAGATGGTAGCGATTATGAATATGATGATAGCTATATAAACCTTGTTGATAGAGAGTTGAACTACTCTACCGGGCTTTCGGTTAGTGGCGATTTTATCTTGTGTATCAGAATAAAGGAATATTATAAGACAGACACATTATTAACGGTGTCTGATGAATCTTATGGTTTTACGCTCTCATCTTATGTTTATGATGATTTGTATATGAGGTTCAAGCTCACAGTTCCAAATGGTTTGACTCCATATATCTTATATTCAGACCCTTACATTCCTGAGCCTTCCACAGTATTTACCATATATGTAAAAAGAATAAATAACATTTATCAGTTCTATGTATTTACATCGGAACTGGTAACAGAAAATGATATGCACTTTGGTATCAATGAACCTGAAGTAACTTTAGATCCAGTATCACCTAATATGTATGATGTTTGGATTGATAATGATAATGATCCTACAGAAAAGATATTAAGAGATGAAGTTAACAGATTCATCATGGATGAAGAGCCTATTGTACTTGCTGATAAACCATTTGATATATGGATTGGGAGGTGGAAAGAATGATATTCATGCAAAGCTTTTTTTGTGGCGAAAATAATTCTGTTGCCTGTACTCCTACTACCATAGAGCCTATTGTCCATGTCAAACTTGAGAACGCATGGTTTAATGATATACGGCTTACTAATAACATGGATGAAGCAATCAGTGAGGACGTTGTAGATAAGTGGGATTATGACACTGCAATGCATGCCAAATTTGATGGTGATACATATGCTGGAAACGTCAAGTGGGATATTGAGCAAGTTTCGTATCTGCTTATAAAACGTAAAAAATCTAATGATTATAAGTGGACGACTATTGACTATAAGGACGTTCAACTTGCTACAGACGTAAGTGAATATAATCTTGAAGGAACAGACTTCACTGCCGTTCCAGGATATGAATATCAGTATGCTGTGGTCGCTATCGTTGATAACGTCGAAAATGAGTATTCTATTGAAAAACTCGATATCAAGTCAAAAGGAATAGTTATTGCTGATAGTACTGCTCTTTGGTATACGTACCTTACAGACCAGAATCTTGATGATGTTGCAGTTGTGCCCAATTCAGTAATTGAAACAATGTATGACCGTTATCCAACAATAGTCAGCAACACTCTTGCTAATTATGAGCAAGTAACTGTAAACGCAGAGTTTATGCCTATAGATGATGATGGTTGTAGTCTGATTGAAGATGACGAAGCGTTGCGAACAAAATGGAACAGAGAAGCTAAATTATTCCTAAGAAACAGACGTACTAAAGTACTAAAGAGTCCTGATGGCAGAATATGGCTTGGTTATATTACTACTCCACCATCTGATACAGCCGATGGCATTTACTTTATCAGAAAGGTTACGTTTACCCTTACTGAAACAGGTGACCCTGATTCCGAAAAATATTTATATAAAGCAGGGATAATTGATGTTCCCGAAAACTTCTGGTCGTATGAGAATTAAAGGAGGATGATATGTATACTATTTCAGTTAGTGATGTCGAACTCCTTAAACAAAGCATAATAGACCTACGGGTAAGAATAACAATATACCATGAAATAACAGGTGAATTTATGGATCAACTTGAGTGCGGTATTATATCAGGCTCTAGTACAGTAAGTGCAGAATCTGATGTAAGACGCACTTTTTCTTTGGAATGTACCCCGATAGATAACGACAGACTTGTGGTCAATGAGGAAGGTATTATATGGCTCAATCGTATTATAAAGCTTGAGATAGGCATATTAGATACCCGAGAACAAGTGTATACATGGTATGAAGAAGGTAGATTTGTATTTACTAATATGTCAGCTACATTTGACGCTACAACAAATACTATCTCACTTTCATGTAATGACCTTGTGGCTAAACTTGACGGAACAAAGAATGGCCAGATAGGTGGCGCTGAAACAATTGAGTATCCTGCTTATGAGGAAGACGAGGAAACCGGAGAAGTCATTCATTATAACTATATCCGTGACCAAGTTGTTACTACTCTCACGCAACTTTCTTTTGTAGCAGATTATGAAGTTGATGAAATTGGTGAATATAAAGGAATGCCACAATATAACGAAGATTACGAACAATACAGAGAACAATCAAAGGTAGCTGTGCAAGATGGGACCATGGAATATACATGGAATGCGCTCCCTTATGATCAGGAGTTTTCTGTGGGATCCTCTGTGTGGAGCGTCCTAACGACATTCCGAGATCTCTATCCTAATTATGAAATGTTTTTTGATGAGAAAGGTACATTCATTTGTCAGATGATTCCGAGTAGATATTCTGATGATACCGTTCTCACCAATGATTTCTTCAGGGATGTCATCATATCTGAAAGCACCTCCGTTGACCTATCTACTGTAAGAAATGTATGCGAAGTCTTTGGAAAGGCTATTGAGGCTGACTTTTATTCAGAGACAACCAACCTCAGCGGACGTACTTACTCTGCCACAGTTGGGGAGTATGATGAGTATTACAACGGAGATATAGTGGCGCTTCAAATCTATGAAACTAACCCTAGCAATCCAATGCTGAAAATAAACAAGCTTAGTGCATTGCCAATCTATGATGAGTATACAGAAACATATCTTGAGCAAAGTTCACTTACGCCTAATACTATTTACACTTTTAAGATAAAAAGCAAATTGATAGATGGTGTTCATTCAGAATTCAGAGCTTATCTTCTTGGCCATTATCTTCCACATGGAATAGATGTTTTAACCGATGGCTCTATTTCATCTGAGACATGGACCGATCAGGATGGCGTAACCCATCAAGTATTTTCCAAAGATTATTTTCAAGCTAAATATAACTGCGAGTGCGTAAATCTCACAATTATTAAAGATTCTCCTTTTACTATTCAAAAACTAGGGGAAATTCTAGATGTGAAAACAGGTGGCGAATATGAAAATATTACATCTGATGCGCTTGCTGTTCACAGAGCAATATGGGAAAACTGGAAGAATTGCAGACTCACTGACTCAATTACACTGAGCACAAAGATAACTCCTTTTGCAGATGTGAATGTGAAAGTGGAATATCGTCCAAGTTCCGAAGATGTAGACCATCAGTACATTGTAAAGAATGTATCGCATGATTGGAGCGGTGGAACTACATCATGGACACTTATGAAGTTCTATCCCCTTTATGATGATGAGCATGATGATAAGCGAGGTACTCATGTAATATTGTCCAAGTACACTCATGGTGTTCTTTCAAGATATACACACTCACAACTTCAGACACTCTTGTAAAAAGGCGACAATTGGCAACGGAGGATAATCATGAATCATACAGAAAACTTCAATCTCGGTTTGCCGCTTGTGACTGAGAAATATGATGTCAATGTTTTCAATACGAACAATACGATCATAGATGAGACATTGACTCACGTAAATGAAAAAACTAATCCGCATGAAGTTACGGCTGCTCAAATCGGGCTTGGTAATGTGGATAACACAAGCGATGCAACGAAGCCTGTAAGTACGCCACAAGCACAGGCAATAGCCCAAGCCGTTGCAGCAGAAGCAACGAGGGCAAGGGCTGCTGAAGAAGCCAATGCTGATGCCATCGCAAATCTTGAAGGTATGATACCGAATATAGCCACCACTACCACCCCCGGTATTGTAAAACCTGATGGAACAACAATAACTGTTGAAGAAGATGGAACTATCAGTGCGGTTCAAGCAACTATTGATAGTGCATTGAGTACCACTTCTACCAATGCAGTTCAGAACGCAGTAATTACAAACGCTTTAAATACAAAAGCAAATCAAGCTACAACTTATACCAAGACAGAAGTGGACAACCTTATGTCTGCATTTGAGACAAACATAGATTGGAAAGAAGCTGTGGCAACCTATGCTGATATTGCTACAACATATCCCAATCCTGTAGACGGTTGGACTGTAAATGTAAAAGATACTGACTACACTTATCGATATAACGGAACTTCATGGATAGTTATCAGTGCCAATGCTATTCCTGATGCTACTACTTCTGTTAAAGGTCTTATGACTCCAGCTATGGTAACTAAGTTGGAGGGTATAGAAGCTGGTGCGCAGGTGAACACTGTAACCGGTGTTAAGGGCGATGCAGAAAGTTCTTATAGGGTGGGCGATATCAATATCACTAAATCAGATATAGGTTTAGGCAACGTGCCTAACGTTGCAACAAATGATCAAGCGCCTACTTTCACGCAAGCATCAACAAGAACAAATATAGTAAGCGGAGAAACCCTTTCTATATTGTTTGGGAAAATAATGAAGTTCTTTAATGATTTAAAGATAGTGGCTTTCTCAGGTAGCTATAATGACCTAACTAATAAACCAACGATAGGTAATGCAAATCTTACTATCCAAAAGAATGGAGTTGCAGTTAAGACTTTCTCTGCTAATGCTACCGAAGATGTTAGCGCAAACATAACAGTTCCAACTAAAACATCAGAACTGACTAATGATAGTGGGTTCATCACTTCAGCGGCACTGCCCACAGTAAATAATGCCACTTTGACAATTCAAAAGAATGGAACAGCTGTGCAGACATTTACTGCCAATCAAGATACTGATGCAACTGCAAATATCACCGTTCCTACGAAGGTATCTGAGTTGACAAATGATAGTGGCTATACAACCAATGTTGGAACTGTTACGTCAGTTGCTACCGGTGCTGGCTTGACCGGCGGAACAATTACCGGAAGCGGTACACTCAAGGCAAAGCTGAAGTCAGAAACTAAATCCACTTTGACTGCGGCAGATAAGGGTAGTACCTCTAGTAGGGAATACGCAGTCGGACTTGACGCTAGCGGGAACCTTTCTGTCAATGTACCTTGGGAAAACAATACTTATACAGTAAACAATGGTACTCTTACTATTCAAAAGAACGGAACAAATGTGCAGACATTTACAGCAAACCAAAGTTCTAATGCAACTGCGAATATCACTGTGCCTACAAAGGTGTCTGAGCTGACAAATGATAGTGGATATACCACAAATACAGGAACCGTGACCTCTGTGAAAGTAGGCAACACAGCATATAATCCCACAAGTGGTGTTGTATCACTTCCTGCATATCCAACAAATACCGACACTCATAGACCTATCAACGTCAATGGTACACAGACTCTTGGTAATAATACAACAGCGCTTAATCTTAAAAACGGTTCTAATGTAACCATAACAGGATCAGGTGGTGACGTTACTATTGCAGCCACAGATACCAATACCCATAGACCAATTCAAGTCAATGGTACTGAGATATTGGGAAATAATACTACTGCTTTAAATCTAAAAGCAGGTTCTAATGTAACTGTAACCAATTCAAGTGGCACAGTTACCATTGCTGCAAGTGATTCTTCCAGAATAACCTCACAAATATCACAGGTTGGCTCGGATGCAGCGTCCAGTGCTGGATGGTATAAAGTCTGCAGTGGTAGCCTTACAGGATATTCTAACGTATCACTAATTTTTGCTGTTCATAATACGGCGGATTATAACGCAGGAATACTGACTTTTGATTTACGTTGCGATAATGGAACATCGTTAACAGTCAAGAAGTTCGGATGGCTTGTAAGATACGGATATACGCTTGCAAACTTCATAGTAAATACAAGTGGCAATAACTGGGCTATTTACCAGAATATAACAAGATCTCAGTATTACAGAGATACTTGGACTGTTCTGCAGGAAAGTTCCACTAATGGAAAAACTGCAAGCTATACACTTAACAACAGCACAACAAAAGAAAGCAGTACGCCAACTGCTACTGCTACAAGCGTTGACCTAGCTACAGCAAATTATGCAAATAGCGCCGGTGCGGTTGCATGGGGAAATGTATCAAGTAAGCCGAGTTACTATGACGCAAAGGCAATAAAGAGCATTACAAGAAGCGGGACGACCTTTACCTATACATGCCTAGATAATACTACCGGAACATTTACCCAACAAGATAACAATACATGGAACGCAATGGTGGGAGCAACGTCATCGGCTAATGGTAGCGTAGGATATGTTAATGCAGTGCCCCCGAAAGATGGTTATAATACCAAATTTCTAAGAGCTGATGGAAGCTGGCAAGTTCCTTCTGGTACAGCAACAGTAAATAATGGAACATTAACTATCCAAAAAAACGGTACTAATGTACAGACATTTACTGCAAACCAGAGTGGTAATGCCACGGCTAACATAACTGTCCCCACAAAAACAAGTGAACTGACTAATGATAGTGGTTATATTACAAGTAGCGCCGTAACAGGCGTAAAAGGTAATAGTGAAAGCTCTTATAGAACAGGCAATGTAAACATAACTGCTACAAACATCGGCCTTGGGAATGTCGGAAACTTTAAAGCAGTTTCTACTGTAGCATCACAAGGGCTTACGGATACAGAAAAATCCAACGCAAGGGCGAATATTGGTGCTGGAACAAGTTCGTTTAGTGGAAGTTATAATGACCTCACTAATAAACCTACTATTCCAACAGTTAACAACGGAACACTTACAATACAAAAAAATGGAACTAATGTCCAAACATTCACAGCTAACCAGAGTTCCAACGCAACTGCGAATATAACAGTTCCTACTAAAGTTTCCGAACTGACTAATGATAGTGGGTATACAACAAACACCGGAACAGTTACATCTGTTAAAGTGGGTACAACATCGTATTCGCCATCAAGCGGCGTAGTATCACTTCCTGCATACCCAACAGTAAACAATGCCACATTAACAATCCAACAGAATGGAACATCAAAGGCAACATTTACTGCAAATTCAAGTTCTGCAGCCACAGCCAATATCATTACAGATACATGGACATCTACGGCAACTGTTTCTAGCTCGGGTACCGTTGCTTTTAGCGGACTTAATGATAGTTACGGCTATGATTTGTATTGTCAAGACAAATTGATAACTATAAAGAGCGTAGCCAAATCAGGAAGCGGAACATCTACAACTCTTACTTATACTGTTGATGGTGCTGCAACTGGTGATGTATGTAAGTTAAGGATTCTAAAATAAGGAGAATGAAAAATGATTGATACTTGTTATTTAGTAGTATATCTAATCCATAATGGCCAAAATAATGCATGGGATTATAGAATCTCCGGTAGGTTTGATGATCTTGGCTTGGCCAAAAAAGAATACTTTTTAAAATTGTCTCAGTTTGTTGGGAGCGATGTTTACGACAACGTTGCAGTGATGCTCCTTGATTCTTACGGCAATAGGATAGACGGTGAATGGTGGACAAGCATCGAGCCTGCGCCTGCCATTACTATTGTGTCTATCACAAAAGAGGGAAATGTTTATACAATCACATACTCTGATGGAAGGGTTGAAACATTTGAAGAGCCTGAAGCTACTGAGGAGTAAAACTCGTGATAGAAAGGAATAACTATGAGTTCTTATACGCACGATTACAGCATGTTCCCATCTCAGATAATGACCCGTCATGAGTTTAGAGATGCAGACGATTCAGTAGCATTATATATCAATCAGATTAAGCTCCTTCAAGCACAGGGCAAGTATGATCAAGCAGCTAGAAAGATTGACGAGTACAAAGATATACTTGCCCCTTATGTGCTCGGAAGTGAGTATCTTAATACCATAGACGAGGAAACTAGAAATATAGAAATATATGCAAAAGCTAAAAAGCAACAGATCTATTATCAAGATGGTGAGCCTGATACAGAGCCATCTGTAAATGATGTGTGGCTTGGAGTCAAATAGTGAGGTGTGACATGAAAGATTATTCAACTGTCTTTCCCGACGATGTTGATAAACTTTGTTTTTTTCAAGACGTTTCAATAGATAAGTTGCCTATAATGGATCAATACAACGAAATGATTGCCATTGGCCATTATAGCGATGCAAGCGAATACTTAAATACACATGAGATTTCATTTTACGGAGCATGGCTTTTAAATATGCTTCAGGAACGTTTAATAGCTATTGAAAACTACATCGTTCATGGTACGGATAAGCCAGACTTAACAACTTACAATGATATTGAGCCAACGGATAAAGAAGAGGGTTATTGTTGGACTTAATAACAGAAAGGAACAAAACATGAGCAGTACGATAAATAAGATAAAAGGACGAGCCTATAAAGTTCTTGTTGATAACACTCCGGGTGCTTTTGTGTGGAATCAATTATCTTTATGGACGAGTGCAGAAGATGTTGAGTTTAACGATGGCAAAACAGCACAGGCAAAGCTAGGCGATATCAACGGTATCACAACTTCTACATCCGTTCTAAATGAGGGTTTTGCTGCAGACGCAACTGTAGTTGCCAGTATTTATAAGAGAGTTAATCAATATGTGTCTGCAACACTTCCCGCTGGTTCAACAAAATTAGAATTTACAAATAGTAATTTCGGAAACACGACTCACTTTGATATTTGGACAAATGTATATGGTGTATCTCCTACAGCAATGAGTCTCACCGATACTACTCTCACTCTCACATTCCCAGCACAGGAGAATAACGTGATAGTGCAGGTATTTTATTTTAACCAGTAAGGGAGGTTAATGATGAGCTTAGTGAAATTTTTAGCTAATGAATCCATAATGGAGGCTGATATCTCCCTTGAGGGACACAGAGTACAGCTGACATTTAAAGTTCCTATCTCTACAATTACAACTATGATTGCTTTGGGGTTTCAGGAACTAAACGAAAAAAATCAGATGGTAATGAGTGATTTTTCCAAGCACAGATATCTTTACCATGAGGAAGTCCCCGATCATGTATTTATTATCACGGATGATCCTACCGACGAGTGGCATGAGCAACCCTTTGTTCCAGGGCCGCCAGCTCCGGAACCATACATACCAACACTAGAAGAAATTAAAGAGATGCATATATCTGAATTGAATAGTATAATGGAGACAATGGTGTCTGAGGGCACTGATGTAACATTAAAAGATGGAAGTGTTGAACATTTTACTTTTACAGTACATGATCAAATATCTTTAGCCAGCTTGAGAGCTCTAGCAGAGGCAGGCGCTGAAAAAATCCCATGGCATACAGCAGACCATAGTGAGTTTTGTAAGTATTACGATGCAGAGGATATGCTGCTAATAACAGATGCCGCATTGTCCTACGTAACATATATGGTTACTCTGTTTAGGGATGAGCGCATATGGATTGAATCCATGGACAACAAGGAAGATGTTCTAGCCGTTACTTTCCCTCAGATTCCACCAGAGGAATATCAATCTGATGTTCTTAAAGATTTGATTCGCTTACACAATGCGAACTAATATAGGAAGAATGATATGGATAACGAAACTAGAGAGTATAGTCTTTATATGCACAAAACCCCAAATGCCAAAAGATATATAGGTATCACAAGAATGGGCGCTCAAAAAAGGTGGGGTACTACTGGATGTGGTTATAAAACTCAAGCACATTTTTGGAGAGCTATACAAAAATATGGATGGGATAATATAACTCATATAATCTTAATTGAGTGTCTAACAAAAGCAGAAGCATATTATCTAGAAAAAAAGTTTATTGCGCATTTTAAAACGTATGACAAACGATATGGATACAATGTATCAAAAGGTGGAGATGATGGGCTTAGTGTTCCTGTTGATTGTTATGATATAAAGGGAAATTTTCTAAAAAGCTATTCATCTGTCAGAGCTGCATCTAATAGCACACGAGTTTCGCATACTGGAATATATAACTCTGCTAACGGATTGGCACTTTCAGCAGGAGGGTATATATGGAGAAAGAAGGGTGAATCAATCGATTTATATCCTTTGCCTAAACTTTCAAAATATATGGAGTTTAAGTTGTGTTCAAAACAAAAGATTTATCAATACGATAGGGAAATGCATCTTGTTCATACGTATAATAACTTAAAAGAATTAGCGTCCAAAACATCATTCAGGGCTATAAAAATCTTTGAAGTGTTAGATGACGAACATTCAGCTAATAGCGCATATGGATATTATTGGAGTGTAACTCCTTTATCCAAAAAGTACTTGGCTAATTATAATGTTATTAACAAGCGTGATGGTGGTTTTATTCTAGAAACTATAAATGTTCATAATTCAAGATGCAAGTATCGAAACCAAAAGGTGTATAAATATTCTTTTAATGGTAATTTGGTTGCCTCGTATAACGATGTTTATCAAATTGAATGTACTCCTCAAGAGCGTGAAAAAATTGTTGATAATTTAAGGCATCGAAGAAATAGCTATCATGGTTACATATACTCTTTTGATTTGCAAGACAACTTAAAACATTCTCGCCAATACTATACCTCTAATAATGCTATATTAGTCGATTGTTTCACTCTTGATGGCAATTTTGTTAAAACATATCCCTCTATCTCCGCTGCACAAGCGGAGATTGGAAGAGAACATATTGCAGATGTGTGCAATGGAAAAAGAAAGACTTGTGGTGGTTATGTGTGGAAATATCACAAAGAAATAAAAACCATATGTAAACAGCAAGGTGCATAGGGAGCAGAGCTAACCACTCTGCTCTCTTTTTATGAGGTGATTTATGAGTGAAAGGATAAAGGATATTGTACTTCTAGTAATCTTTGGAACGCTATATGTTCTTATCGAGATTGCGTGGCGTGGTCATTCACATTGGAGCATGTTTCTTGTTGGGGGCTTAGTTGGAGTATTCACATCTTATAGTAATAAGCGCACAGAATGGCAAGTACCATTTTGGAGACAAGTACTAAGAGTAGATTTGTTCGTGCTTTCTTGTGAATTTGTGTTTGGATTTATTCTGAACATTCTTTTAGGACTTAATGTTTGGGATTATTCTGATATGCCATTCAATATCATGGGCCAGGTATGCTTACTATTTGCAATCATATGGCTACCATTATGTGCTATAGCAATAGTCCTAGATGACTACTTGGAGTATTGGTTCTTTGGCGGTGAAAAGCCGCACTACAAGTTTTTATAATTCAGTAACCTCCCTTATAAGGGATAGCAAAGATTGAAAGGAAAAATATTATGGAAATAAACAATTTGGTAACTATAGTAGGACTTCTAATCATAGTACTTGGAGCAGTCGTTGCAGGAAGCAGGTTCGTTAATAAAGATAAAGAGCAGAAAATATAAGCTATCCGCGAATGGCTGAAATACGCAGTTACTGTTACAGAAAAAGCGCTTGGAGCGAATACCGGGAAGTTAAAATTACAGATGATCTGGTCGATGGCCACGGCGCAGTTTCCATTCATCACAAAAATACTAACGTTTGAACAATTTTCTGAAATGGTAGATGAAGCTCTTGAATGGATGAAGAACCAGTTAGAAACAAATCCCAATATAAGAGCAGCCGTAATTGGCGTAATGCAGGAAGTTCAGTAAAACAACAATTTTACATAAGAATAAAAGGATAATGTGACTATCAACGGAGAGGGTGAACTGCCCTCTCCTTTTTATACGGAGGAAATAACATGTATTGGATAAATGAAAATAATCCAGATATGCGTGGCAATTGTAAAGCCTTTTACGCTGACAGTGTAGATGACGTATCTAAGCTGCCTACCTCTACTAGATTGGGCGTACAACAGGGCAACGATAATGTGTCTTGTCAGAAAGTAGCCAAAGGTTCCTCTTGCCTTGTGCTTGGGGGTTCAAAGTATTACATCTTAAACTCGCAGGACGTATGGACGGAACTGTAAAGAAAGGGGGACCCACCTATGAATGGTGAAGAAAGTTATGTCTTAAGCAAAGCCTTGATTGCCTCAGTTGTTGCAGGCGTCAGTAATTATTCAATATCAGATGAAGGGCTTCTGACATTTATTACCTCTGATGGTCAGACCCTTACATATCAGTTCCGTCAGCCTGAAGATGGAGTATCCGTAACAAGTGTTGATGTAGATGATAATAAACATCTTGTTATCACATATTCAGATGGCAGAACCGAAACCACATCAGGCATTGTTCCCACCGTAAAAGGTGATAAGGGTGATACTGGCGCAGATGGAAAATCATTCTCCATAAAAGCACAGTATGCAACATATGAAGAACTTATAGCAGCACACCCTGTTGGAGATCCGGGTGACGCATATTTTGTAGGAACAAATGAAAACCCAGACTTGTATATATGGCTAGAGGAAGATGAGGAATGGAAAAATAACGGGCCAATCGCTGGTGTAAAAGGCGATCCTGGATACTCTCCTACCATTGACCTTCAAAGAGAGAGCGATGGCGTAAGGGTAACAGTCACAAACGAAACTGGCTCAGAGTCAGCAAAAGTATTTGATGGCAGTGGCGGTGGAAGTTCTACACTTGACGGATTAGAGGATGTTGATTTAACTAATCCGACAGAGGGACAGGTTCTTGCGTATGATGCCGCAACCGAAACATGGAGAAATATCAATGTATCGGGTGGTAGTTCTGTTCTTTCAGATGATTTAACAACTGCAATATCCGTAGGTGGAATAGAAGCAGGAACAGAGTATGCAAAAGATACACCACTTGAAACTGTCATAAGAGATATGCTCGAACCTACATTATACCCAACTCTTACGAACCCATCAGCTTCTATGACAGCTACAGGTGCGAAGTTGCTTGAAAAGGGTGCTACCTTAAATACAACATTTACTCTAACGCTTAACAGAGGTAGTATCAATCCTCAATATACGGCTGAATCAAGCTATAGAAGTGGTTCGGCTACTTCTTATACATTGGATGGTACTTCACAGGCGGGAAATACATTTAGTATTACTGTTACAGAGGCAAAGAAATCATATCAAGGCTCTGTAGCATATGGAGCAGGAGTACAACCTAAAGATTCTAAAGGAAATAACTATAATTCTCCATTACCCGCAGGTAGCGTGAATACAAATACAATAAACTACGAATTTGTAGACGCTCTTTGGGCTAATACAGCTAATATAGCTACCGTGGCTAAATTAGCTTTGGTAAGCAAGAGTGCAAAACTTAAAGAATATAACTTCCCTGCACAGACAGCAACCAATCCCGAACAGTTCCACGTCCCTACAAGTTGGACTATCACAGCAGTAGAAGTTCTTAATACCTTGTCAAATCAATGGGAAAACTGTGCGGGTGAATTTACTGTAACAGACACGACTCACACAGATGCAGGTGGAAATACAGTAAATTATAAAAAATATCTTTGCAATCTTGGCGTAGCCACAGGTTCAAGAAAAATAAGAATTAAGTGGTCTTAATAGATTCAAGATACATTGTTAAAGGAGGCAAAAATGGCTAGGACAAAAGGTAGCTTTTCATTAGCGGGAGCAATAGAACCACTTATATCTGCCCCTCTTGACGCTAGAGATAAAGTAGCTACTAAAGCTGAATTAACTACTAGCGGTAACTTTCCATATCCGTATGTGGGTATGGAAACATATGTTGTTGCAGAAGATAAAAAGTATAGATTGATTGGGGATGACCCAACAGACATTAAAAATTGGAAAGAAGTAGCCGAGGGTGGCGGTAGCGGAACAGATGACTATGCAGACTTAGATAACAAACCACAGGTTGAGGGTGTAACTCTTGTAGGAAATAAGAGTGCATCCGATTTAGGGCTTGCTAAATCAAGTGATTTAACAGATTTCATCACTAAGTCTGTTGATGACCTTGTAAACTACTACCTTAAAACAGAAACTTATAGCAAGACAGAGGTAGACACTATTGTAACGGCAATTAAGAATAGCCGTTTTGAAGTTGTGTCTTCACTTCCAACCACAAATATCAAGACAAATGTAATCTATCTTGTACCAAGTTCTGACCCACAGACAAGTGATGTTAAGGACGAGTATATCAACCTTGACGGAACGACGGCAGGATGGGAGAAAATAGGAAGTACGTCTGTTGACCTCTCAAATTATGTAACAAAGGCAGAACTTAATACTGCTCTTGCAGATTATGTTACCTCAACTGATTTAACGGCTCTTTTAGCAGGTAAACAGGATAAGGTACAGTATTCTGTCCTTTCCACTCCTTCGGCTGAATTAGAGGGCAAAATCTTTGAATATACAGGTGTTACAGGTGGTGGACTTACTCATGGATATTTCTATGAGTGTGTTTCTGATGGACAAGACCCTGCAACATATTCATGGGTTCAGACTAATGTACAGCCTAGTAGTGGCGGTGGTGATTCTACACTAACAGCAGATGTTACCGCTAATCTTACTGTAGGTGCTATATTAAGCGGAACAACACTCTCACAGGGAACTACGTTTACGGAATTTGCACAGAAACTTCTTATTACTGAGATTGCACCAACAACTACGTTTTCAGCAAGTGGAAGTGGCGTAAAGGAAGTTGGCACATCTGTTACACCTACACTTACACTTAATATCACTGATAAGGGAACAGGAACACCAATAGCAATCAAATTTTATAACGGTTCTACTCTTCTTGATACAAAGACCTATGTTGATGGAACAAATACATATACATACACCATGGGTGCTATATCATCTACAACAACAGTTAAGGGTGTCCTTGAATACAAGAAATCAGACGATACCACAGCAAGTGTTGAAAAGACCGCTACATACACATTTGTAATGGCTTCTTATTATGGAGCAGTAACAACAGCACCTACAGATAAAGCGGGTATTGTAGCACTTACAAAGAACGTTAAGACAGGCAAGGGACAGACAGCTACTTTCACCTTAAATAATCAGAGGGCTTGTTATTGTTATCCTGCCTCATTTGGAAATCTTACAAGCATCAAGGATGGTAATGGGTTTGAATACATTAGTGGATATACAAAGACTAATGTTACTGTTGATGATGTAAGCTATAACGTTTATACGCAGACCGACCCTGTAACAGCTACGGGATTTAAACAAATTTATGCATAAGGAGGTAAGCTATGAGTATTTTGGTGGGCGATAATTTCAGCTATTCGGCTTCAAAACCTCTTGATGCGAGGTTGAAGTATAGCACTACAGCAGAAATGAAAGCAGTAGTAGATGCAACTATGTATGATGGTTGTACGGCGTACTGTTCGGAGTCAGATAAGACTTATCAGTGGAAATCTACAAATACAGTAGATGAAACACTTGGAAGATGGAGAGAGTTTTCAAGCGGAGGCGGTGATGATGAAAATGCTTATCATACAACAGATGCCGCTGAGACAACGCTTTCAGACTCAGATAAATTCCCATTCTATGATGCTTCTGCAAGTGCCAAGAGAAATTCTACATGGAGTAATATAAAGTCAAAGCTCAAGACCTATTTTGATACGCTTTATAACAAAGTCACCGCAGGAACAGGTCTTTCACTTTCAAGCAATACCATGTCTATCAAGCCTTTTGAAAGTGGAGATATGGATGAAGTAATGGCTACTCTTCCAAGTGTACAAGCTAGATACCCTAAGTACAGTACAGAGGAGCAAATAGTAGGCGAATGGGTTGATGGAAAGCCGTTATATCAGAAAACTATTACGGGTCAGCTTTTCCCCTTATCTTCATGGAATACTGCAATAGAAAAAAATTATGCTTGTAATTATACGCATAATATATCTAATATTGACTATATTATAAATATTTTTGGTTTTGCTTATTGGTCTGGCGACAATACCCGTTATGTCATCATGGGGAACAATTGTGACACAAGAATGGATTGTACCAAAACTATTTTAAAGCTATTAGTACCAAAAACAGGAATTATCTCGCCTTATACAGATTATGCATCAGCAATATATAATATCACAATTCAATACACCAAAACTACAGATTAAGGAGGGTAAACTATGTCAGTAACAAATCCAGACAAGGTAGTAACCAAGCAAGACTTAGCAGATTTCTACGGGGGCATCTTTCCTTATCTTGGTGGTATGCCCGAGGTATTAGCTAATAAGTTTAGTAGAGCAGATTTATATTCTACTACAGAGAAAATAGTTGGTTGTTGGACAGATGGAAGACCAATCTATCAAAAGACAATTAGTTGCGGAGCATTACCTAATAATAGTGTTACTACAATAGCTACAGGTGTTTCATCTATAAATCGTGTTATCAATATTGAAGGATATTCAAGACGCAATACAGATGGTCTGATATTGCCCCTTCCATATGTTGATAAAACTATTAGTGGAAGTAACGTTGCATCTGTTGATTTAGTTTATGTTGCTTCATCAAATGTAATAAGAATAACTACAGGTACAGATAGAAGCGCATTTACAGAAACTTATGTGACTATCCAATACACCAAAACCACCGACAGCGCCAACTCCTTCAAATACGCAGATGAAAATGATTACTCTACATCAGAAAAGATAGTAGGTACTTGGATTGATGGAAAACCGATTTATCAGAAAACATTTAAAGGAACATTAACTGCTACTAATAAAGTTGGAACTGAAACCACAACATTTGTAAGCATGGGTGCGAAAGTTGATACATTTGTAAATATAGAAGGAGGTGTTCTATTTAGTGGTATGTACTTTCCTATAAGCGCATGTAGAGGTGACATAAGTGCTACTCTAAGATTTATAGGACATACTAATACATCTGCCGATACGAGTTACAAAAATCAACTTGCGCTTATTAATGCGTGGTTTACTTCTTCTTCAACATATTATGTAACAATCCAATACACCAAAACAACATAACCTTCGTATAAGACATATTAAACGAAAGTTTCAAGTATCTCTTTTCTCATAGAAACAAATAAAACAAACATTTTAACAGGAGCCGATTCTTAACTGAGTCGGCTCTTATTTTGGAGGCACAATGGATTGGACTCAAGTTCTTATAACCGGAGTAACAGTTTTAATTAGTAGCGGAATTATACAGTTCTTCGTAACCCGTAAAGATAAACAGAAAGAAGACGCAAAACAAAATCACGATGAAACAATCAAAAAGGATATGCGAGATCATCTGACAAATGTCAATGCAAAATGGAAACTTGACTACTGTGACAAGAACGCTAAAGCAATAGCTGATTTGGCAGAAGAAGTAAAGGTTGGCTTGGCAGAACGTGAAGCTATGGGTAAGAAAAGATATGATGAACATCATTTATCTATAGAGAGAATGGATCTTCAGCATCAGAAAGATGCACAAGCCTTGTTCGAAGCCATCAGGCAGCTTGAAGCTAATAATACAAAGATAACCGATAGTTTAGTGAAGATAGCCGATAAGCAGGAAATCATGGCAGAAAGCCTTGTAGGTCAGGCACATGATAGGATTCTTTTCCTTACAGATAAGATTTCTGAGAGGGGAGCTATCACTAACAGGGAAAAAGCAACTATAAAGTCCATGTATGAACCTTATAAAAAGCTCGGTGGCAATGGCGTTGTTTCCGAAAACGTCAATTACATAATGGGCCTTACCGTTGTTTCAGAAGAAGATGCCAGGCAAATGGATATTGAAAATAAAAGAAAGGAGAAACTGAAATGAGTTTATCATAAACTTCTTCCATGGAACATTGTAATTTCGTATAAGATAGATTAAACGAAAGTTCAGTAAAATACACGTTTTACGGAGAGGGTACTGCCCTCTCCTTTTCTAAAAAAAATAAAAGATCATAAAACAATGCAAGACAAAATAACAAATAATAAAACAGTTCGATTTAGCCCTATGTTGAAGGGCCTAAACATCAAGGAGGTGAATGCTTATGGCATTTTATAGATGTGGAACATCTGGAGGAACATTATCAGAAACTACACTTTGGACTAACCCAGATCCGTCTGCGACATTTCCAGCACAAGATGTGACATTAAGTCAAAGTATAGCAAATTTTGAATATATTGCATTTACTTATGCTCGCAATAGAAGCAATCTATCTGATGTATATAGAGTTATGTATCCGATGACAGAAATTCAAAAATGGGCAGCAAGTACTAGTACGAGTGATAAACCTTTTGGGATAATAGCTACTCGCTCTGGGACAAGTCCATATAAACGAACAATATATCGTGTATCAGATATGACACTAAATTTTAAGGCTTCTCTGGCACTGGCAGGCGAAACTCCCAATAATTCAACTCTAATTCCATTAGCAATTATAGGAATGAAATAAACGAACGGATGAAATGAAATATACTATACTTTCATATTCACGAAGCGGATTTGGCGACGGATATAGAGCTTTGTGGGGAATTACAAGAAATTATACTCCTATTTGTTCAATCGGTAAAATAGGAGGAGTCGGTAATAGTGGAAAACAAACTATTACAGTAGACGAAATAACTATGTCCGTTGCTAATAGTTCTTCATCAAATAAAAATACAACGTTTACTAGCACAGCACCAGGAACTCTATACGTGTGTGAAACATTTGGCAGCAATACTAAAACTGTACTGTATAACTTTACTTCATCAAGTCTTACGTTCTCTGAATATCAACACAGTGGTTTAGTTTTATTGTTTGAACCAGCGTAATTGACATATTCACATCGCTAAAGCTTATGTTAGCCTTTGATATAAATATAAAAGGCATTAGTATGAGGCGTGTTTAATTATCTTAGATCCATGCAAATATGCAGCACAGTGGACCGCTTGCTACATTTTTAATTTTGAATGTTTGTCCTGCTGTATAGTCGCCTGATATATTTGTAGTACTAGTATCAGAATTACCGTTTGCACCAAGTACATGACAATCTACTTGAGCAGTATAAGTCAAATAATTAGTAGTAACTGAAGCCCAGTGAAGTAGGTCACTTGTTGATCCTACTGCTGCTATAGTACCAGTATCTGCAATAACACTGCCTCCATTATAGATAAGACAACACGATATAGAACTATTATGTGATTTGGAAATTAAAACATATTTCTTAAATGCTGTTCGACAAAATAAGGCTATTTAAAAAGTTAAATTGATACCCCATATCTTATATGGTATACAATGACCGTCATATGTTTGAGATTCTCTATAACCACCTGAAACCTGTATAGAACTTGTTGTTTTTCCATTTAGTCCTCTTGTAAAACCGTAGAATTTGGAACCACTAGATTCAAATCTGCCTGCACTAATAGGGTACCACGAACCACTCGTAACTGTGGGTATGGAAGCAACAGGTACTAGGCAATATTGCTCTACATCGGAGCTGTTACTAGCTATTAGTAATATTATTATATGACTATATATTGTAACATTGATGGAAATTGTAGTTTTTGCCATAGTAGAAGTTGGATTTGGATTAGTCCATAATAATGTAGGAGTCGTTCCAACAAATAGAACAGTAATCAGCTATGTCTTAAATCTGCATAACCCATGGCACATTTACTATTTATCGCAATTATGATTGTGCAAAAGTTCTATTTAAACCCCTCTAAATAAAACCGATACACGAATAAAAAAGGAGGGTTTTATGGATCAAAAGAAAATGATAGTGGGGTATGCAAGAGTATCTACGCCAAAGCAAAAATTACGCAGGCAGATTGACAATTTGAAAGAGGCATACCCAGACATTGTAGTTATCAGTGAGGTATATACCGGCAGCACTGATAATAGACCAAGGTGGAAGAAGCTCATGAGACAATGCAGGCTCGGTGCTGTTGAGAAGTTGGTTTTTGACGAAGTATCAAGATTTTCAAGAAATGCTGAAGAGGCTATAGTGGAATACAAAGAGCTCTATAATCTAGGTATTGAATTGGAATTTCTCAAAGAACCTCATATTAACAGTAAGATATATCGTGATGCTTCTGAGCGAAAGATTGAGATTGCTACAGAAGGTATGGACGAGGAAACAGCAAAACTTATTGATACTGTGATAGGCGGCCTTAATGACTATCTCCTATCTGTAGCTGAGAGACAGATATATTTAGCCTTTGAGCATGCACAGAAAGAGCGAGAATTATTATCACAACGTACTTCTGAAGGGTTGAAGAAAGCCAAACTGATGGGTTCTAAGGTGGGAAGGCAACCTGGACAAAAGCTAATCACCAAGAAATCAAAAAGAGCAAAGAGAATAATACGAAAACACTTTCAATTATTTGGTGGGGAACTAACTGCCACGCAATGCTATACTATTGCCCAGATTACCAAGTCAACATTTTATAGATATCTTAGAGAAATGCGTGAAGAAGACAGGGCGAAAGGCATCATTTGGAATGACGAGGATCTAGCCGAGCATCTTGCGGATAAAGAATCAGTAACAACAGAAGAAATAATTGATATGATAAAACAAAAAGCGCACCAGCCTACAGAGAGAACCAGCGCGCCAGAAATAAGATAACTTATTCCCTAACAAAATAAGTTTAATCTAAAACAACAAATTTATCAACAAGGGACAGTTTAAAATGCTGTTCCTTTTTGTATGGAAGGAGGCCTTTAATGGTAATACTCTTAAAGAATGACAAAACATTACAGATCAACTCAGTAAGTACAATTATGCAGGGCGAAAACTTGGTTGATAAACTGAAGATTTATGTCCCTACGTACTATGAAGATAGTGATATGTCTTTGTTCTCCGCTACTCTCTTCTACAAAGATTCCGGGAACAATGTGTATTCAGAAATTCTTGAATCAGCTATTAGTGACAAGGATAACTATCTTGAATATATTCTTCCTGTTACCACTGCTATTACAGATATGGCAGGTACTGTAGAGATATGGCTTGAGTTTGCATATACAAATTCTGACAACTCAAGTGTTTTAGACCGTCAGGTATTAAGGAGCAGAAGTGCATCCTTTGAGGTAAAGCCTTGGGATAATTATGAGCTTGCTTCCAGTGTAAGCGCAAAGCTTGAAGCAATGCAGAACACAATCAAAGATTTGGAAGCAAAGATAGATGTTTTGACCTCTCTTGTTACAGTGATAAGCGCCTGATTCAGAAGCGGTTTTTAAAGTGGCAGGGCTTAGTTGTCCTGTCACTTTTGTGTATAGATATCCTCCGAGAAAGGAGAAAGCTATGAGTACAATAATTCATGCATCAATCGATGAAAACAAAAGAATAAAAGGTGGAACCGCAGGTGATCAAACCGGTAAAGAAGTCTGCACAAGAGGATGGTATTCAAAGCCTTGGTCGTATGTGTTAAGGCCAAAGGATTCTAAAATAGCCGAAAATGCTGTTCAGGTTGCCTTATCGCTTGCTAATTCAAACAAGGTGGGTTATGACCAGAGCCAAAGGAATTCTCTCTATAACGAGCTCAGAAAGCATAATTTCAACGTGGATGCCATAGCTTCATGTGAAACTGACTGCTCTGCTTTTGTTACCGCTTGCTATATTGCAGCAGGGGTGTCTCAGCTTAACTACACTTCTAACGCTCCCACCACTTCGACAATGGTTAAAGTCTTCCTTAATACGGGGAATTTTGAAGTACTGACAGATGCAAAGTATCTCAAGACGGATATGTTTCTAAAACGTGGTGATGTACTAGTTAAGCCAGGATCGCACACAGTTATGGTTACAAACGTGACAAACCCACATAAAGAACCCGTGACACTGATAAAGAAAGGCTCCAAGGGAAGTATTGCAAAATGGGTACAGTGGCATTTGGCACGCAAAGGGTATTTAGGTTGGAATGAAGTTGACGGTGACATCGGACCAAAGTCACATAATGCGATCATAACATTTCAGAAATCTAACGGCCTTGTTGCTGATGGCCTGGTAGGTGCAAAGACAAGAGATGCATTAAAGAAATAGGGGGATTAAAGAATGAAAGGAATAGACGTTTCGAGTTATCAGGGGAAGATAAATTGGGATGAAGTCAGAGCAGCCGGCGTGGAGTTTGCCATCCTGAAAGTCATAAGGAAAGACCTTAACCCTGACAAAATGTTTGAACAGAACTATAAAGAATGTGAAAGAGTGGGCTTGATTGTGCAGGGGGTGTACAATTATTCGTACTCCACTACTGTGGAAAAAGCCAAGATAGATGCAAGAAGGGTGTTAGAAATTCTTGGCGATAGAAAACCTATGGTGTGGTTAGACATCGAAGATGACTGCCAAAAAGAATTAGGAAACAGGCTCTTTGAGATAATCCAAGCCTACAAGAAAATAATCACCGAAAGCGGAAGACAGTTTGGTATATACACCGGACTGTCTTTTTATAATACGTACTTGAAAAAGTATTCTTCCTATCTTGTTGACGTTCCGTTCTGGATTGCAAGGTATCCTTCAAAGACCTCTATCACCTTAAAAACACCTGTGAACATTCTTAAAAAGCCTGCTATCAATAATCAATTATACGGATGGCAGTACTCTTCTACTTGCAAAGTAAATGGGATAAACGGGAACGTAGACGTTAATGAGTGGTATGTAAGGGTTGAGAGAGGATCTTATGCTAGTAGTGCTGGGCAAATGCCAACGCTGAAATATGGTGACAGTGGTCCTTCCGTAAAGAAACTTCAGGAACTGCTTTTACTTAACCGTTTCAAGACAGCTATTGTCATGGTTGGTGGAAAGGAAGTTAGAAAGAGCTTGTCTGTCGATGGCAAATTTGGTCCAGTTACTCTTTCCGCCTTAAAGCGCTACCAGGGATACAAAGGAATTAAGCAGACAGGTATTTGTGATGATGCGACATGGTACTCTTTGATTGGGATTTTATGATGGATAGGAACTGCCTTAGGGTGGTTCCTATTTTTTTTTGAGGACTTTTTTGAGGACAGCCCCACGGAGGGTATTGTATACGCGGTTTACAACGTTATAATTTGTTCAAGTCCCCCCCTCGCTACGCCTATAAAGTAACGGAAGCTCAGTATTTATCTGGCTTCCGCTATTTTTTTGTTTTGAGAAAAATTGAGGACATTTGAGGACATTTGAGAAATCGATGATAATGCCTCGATCTTTGCTCCGTCCTCATAGAAGTCATAATTATAATGTCGTTCATTGGTTGATTCAAGATGACCTAACATGTTGGCTACAGTCCTAGCCGGAAGTTTTGTTCTGAGAATGGATGAGACTGTTCTTCTTATCCCATGTATAGATGTCTTTTTGATCATTGCCTCTGAAGCTCTTCTGTCTATAGCACAGCCAATATCATGGCCAGTACAGCGTTCACCTGTTTCTCTGACAAAAACAAAACCTTCAGGATGTTCATGTCCAAGACTTCTGATTCTAAGAAATAGATTTCTCATATCGTCAGTCAATGGAACCATTCTGTGTTTTTGGTTCTTTGGTTCTCCAATGATAAGTTCACTTGGTTTGTCTTCGTAATCTAACCTATGTTCCGACTCATCAATGTGAATATACCCATCATCAATAGACATCCATCTTAGAGCAGCTATTTCTCCTACTCTCATTCCGGTCATCATAGCAAGTTCTATAGCATAGTTAGGCATGTAGTCAGGATATTTCTTCTCATGTTCTCGTACAGATTGCCTTAGAGAATTCATTTCTGCTATAGTAAGAACTCTATCACTATCATCCTTCTTCGGCTTAAGAGAACATTTCGATAGCACCAGTTTTCTATCCATGTACTCACATGGATTTTCCTTTAGAAGTCCTGATCTTCTTGCATAAGCAAAAGTTTGCCTAATGTATCCAACTACATTACTTGCACAACTTTCAATCATGTTGTTACTCTCCACAATATCTCCTAATATTGTTTCAAGCTTAACAGCAGTAACTGCAGATATTGGCATTCCGGATAATTTGCTATCCTTTAGATAATTATCAAAGTCTCTTTGATATCGTCTAATAGTTGACGGTGATATTCCTTTATGCACATTTTTAACTGCACAGAAGCTTTTCTTGTAATCAACCCATTCTTTGTAAAGTTCATCGAATGTTTTTTCTTTAGCTTTTACCTCTGTTGTATAGAACTCAAGCAAGAATTCATTGAGTTCATCTATTGTTTTTTTTCTTATCTGTCTCCTTCCATCTTTTTTGGTTGGATCTGGAACGTATGTTACATACCTTCCATCTGAATGCACATATATCTTATACTTGTGCACCTTGCCCAAAATATTGTTCATTGATTCCTCCTTGCTATTCTCCGCAAGGCTGTCCAGGTCAATGATACCATTATTAAGATAGAAAGCAAACAGCTTTGATAGTTTTTCTTTTTCCATAGATTACCTAAAGGACAGGCACACTGGTATAGGAGTACCAGCATGCCTTGAATCAATGAACGTCTCTTAAGGAGACGAATAGAATAATGAGCTTTGACACTCAATTATTCCTTATGTGTAACCAGTCTTGGATTTTCGTAAGTAAAGTTCTACGTTCATGCTTTCTTTCTTTAAACCAAGTACAGTTCTCACCTTCGTGACGAGGATCAAATATCACATCGTTGTCCAGGTCACATTTGTACAAATCAATTTCCTTAATATAATCTGTAATTAAGTCTGTTTGGCAAAACACACAATCTTTACAATTCCTCATCGTCCACCTCAGTATCCACAGAATCTTCGGAACGCAGGTGGTAGTTTGATATATTGATTCTTACTAATGTGAAATTGCTAATTCCCCATACAATTATCGATATGATTGCCAATGAACCAAAAAAATACATAGGGTCGCTAAATATAAATCTCAAAAACTCAATCATTTTCCCACCCGACTATCGTGTAAATTCCACTGTTCTTGTATACCCACAAAACAAGATAGCCCATGTTTATTAACTCTATCAGAGTCTCATAAGCTATTCCCCAAGTAAGATATAGCCGGTTTTCTCCCTTCTGTTTACTTTCTATTATCTTTACCAAAATTCTTTGCAGTTCAGACATTAGTGCTGCCAATACCGCCTGTTCGTTTATTCTCTGCTTTGTCGTCTATTGTGATGCAATAAGGAAGAAATACTCCCTGCATGATTCTCTCGCCAGCTGAGAAGTGTACTGAGTAGTTTCTCATATTCCTTAATGCAATCATTATGTGTCCCTCATTGTCTGCAAAGTAATAATCGCTATCCAGTACCATGCATGTATTACTCAGATTGATGTCGTTCTTAATGCCCATTGAACTTCTTACTACTCCAAGCATCATGTAACCTTCTTCAATTTCACAGCGTATGCCAGATGGGATAATAACTTTATCATGAGGATGGAGATTTACTTCGTAAGGTGTGTAAAAATCATACCCTGCTGACCCACTTGTAGCTCTTAACGGCAGCTTTATCCCGGCATATATATGAGCCAGCTTCTCTTCTGAATAATCAAAAAGTAATTTTTTTGAATCTTTTGAAAACTGTTCAAAAGATACCTTCTTAAATTTTGCTATCTTCTGCATTATTCTTCCCCTTCTGATTGTATTTGTCTGGATTTTTGAGATAATAAGACTTGTGATACTCACGTCTGTCCTGAACGCTGATTTCTTTTTCACATAAGGCTTTTATCTCTTCAGCCTCTTTTTTGGTGATTGCGATATGTCCATGATCTTTTGTGTAAATACCGCTATCAATTATTGCTTTGATTCTTTTCATCCTTGTTACTGCCATAAAAACTCCTTTACTGCTTTGCAAAATAGTGATCTCCAATTACATACGCTGGTGTCCCATAAGCGCTATAGCTGTTTGTTTGGAAATACAATATCTCTGTATCTGTTCTGTTTGATAATTCTATCCTTGCAGCCTCATAATCAGTTTCATCTTTGGTATAAATGGCTGTGGCAAAATTGCCATCGGTTACGCAATTAAACTGTCCTTCTTGGTAAATAACTTCCTTGATAGTGTCCGGGAATTGGTCGCTATCAACTCGGTTTAACACAACATCTGCTACAGCTCTCTTCCCTGCTAATGATTGGTTGCCTGCTTCAGCACGTATAATTGATGCCAATAGATCAATGTCGGATTGTATCGGTACAGAAACATCTTTGTTTTCACAATACATATTGTTAATTATTTCTAGTTTAGACGCTGTTCTTTTAGAATCCTCTGTATTATCCTGTGTGGGGACTATATCTGATATAAACTGAGTAAACCCTGCCTTTATCTGTACCTCTTCCCCAACGGCTTCTTCGATAGGTTCTTCACACGCAGCACAGATTTCAAAAGCCAATAATAAGTAGGCACATGTGATTGATATTATTCTCTTCATTCCCCAAACAACTCCCCTAACTCAGAACCAGCATGTGCTGAAGCCAACATTGCTAATATATCATAGTAATTCATAGAGCATTCATCTGATAGGCTATTCAGCAATATGTTTACACATGAAAAAAGTGCACTCGCATTCCCTGCGTACAAAAAGCAATCATCATCGTCTCCATCAATGGCAACTTGGATATGTATATATGCTGGATCCTCATCTTTATGTTTATTCATGTAACATTCCAAGTGAGGCGTTATCTTACAATCAATAAACTCATCGCAGTCTTCACAGACATAGTCTATTTCAGAATCCTCTTCTGTTACCCCTACCAACCAATCGATTGTTGTGTTGAACTCGGCAGCCAATATAATAAGGTCTGCTATAGTTGGCTCAATCTTTTCCTCTTCCCACAACCTTATGTTAAGCGGGACTGTGTTTACCCTTGTTGCCAATTGCTTTCTGGTAAGCCCCAGCATTTTCCTCTTCTCTTCTATTCTCTTCCCGTACATTATTATCCTTTCAAAAACATACTTAACTGTTCCATGGAATCCTGCTGATGAAGCTGCCGTGCTTTCAAAATAATCTTCTGTTCTGTGGCACCCTCATTGCTATCAAGAACTTCATTAAGTATTTTTTTATCCTCTTCGTTTGCGACGGCAACAAAGTCTTTGTATGCCCATCTGACAATTGTAAGCAGCTTTGCGTAAGATGATGTTCTGTCCTTTTTGAATTTAGTTTCAAGATAGTTCAGTATCATCAATATCAGCTGTTCACACAAAAGGTTGTTTGGATGATCACGTTCAAACTTAATAGTTGTATCAAGGAGCTTGCTCCAATACTCATCAGTATCTTCCGGTTCATAGAAATTTTGGAGTATCTTCCAAAACTCTTGAAGTATCGCAAACTCCTCGTCAGTCTTTTTTATCACTCTTTTCACTTCAAAAGCTCCAATCCCTGCTGAATAGTTTTAAATAGTATTAGTGCTTCGCTCACCGTGTTCGTCTCATTGTAAGTAAATCTGAGAGAACTGTCCGCTTCTTCCTCACTAAGACCTATAGCAGTAAGAACATGACTTGTGTTTCCTGTGTTGCAGGCAGAGCCAGTGGAAACCAATATATCATGCTGCATAAGAAATGCTTGTAGTTCTTCCCCTCTGTAACCATCAAATCTGTAATTCAGATTCCCTGGTAAACGTTGCTTAAAGTCTATTGGCCCATTAAGGTGAGCGCACGGTATCTTGAGCATACTGTCATAAACAGCCATTCTAACTCTGCATGTCTGAAGGAGATTGTCCATCATCGCATCAAATGCAAGTTCTAATGCATAAGTCATAGCCATTATCCCAATGTAGTTATAGGTAGAACCTCTTAATCCCTGCTCCTGTGTCCCATATATTACAGGGGTAATAAAGGGGTATGCTCTTTTGGATACATAAAGGAAGCCAACACCTTTAGGCCCACCAAACTTATGTGCAGAAGCTGATAGCATATCTATACCTAGCTTTTTTACGCTAAAAGGGACGTGTCCTACTGCCTGAACTGCATCGACATGTAACAAGCAGTCAGGGCAGGCATTACGTATAGCGCTTATGTCTTGTATCGTGCCTATTTCATTATTACCATACTGTACAGAAACTATTGTCTGAGGGTTTCTTATTGCCCCCTTGTAAATAGAAAGCTTATCCACATCAATCATGCCATAAGAATCTACTGGCAATGTGTGACGCTTGGTACAGTTAAGTATTGAGTCATGCTCAATTGCAGTGGTAATAAGACGTTCTGCAGTGTGGATCATCAATGAGTTGGACTCCGACCCACCTGAAGTAAATATCAGATAATCATCAAGGTCTGCTCCAATCATGCCTAGTATTTTCATTCTGCAATCATCTATATCTTTTTTCTTGTCTGCTGCATACATACTGCTTGGATTCATCCAATCATAATCTAAATGCTCTTTCATGAACTCAGATACTCTTGGATGAAGCTTAGTTGTTGCTGCCTGATCAAAATAAATCATTATGGCTCCTCTTCTATTCCTATATTGGAAATAAATACTCCTATGAGCGTACCAATCAAAATGCCCGCAATTAAGAAACATACTGCGCCGGCTACCAAAACGTGGTAGGATAAGGCTAAAGCACCTATAGTCCCTATTACTATAGCGGCCGCAATAATTATGATAATGACTTTAATAGTTTGTATTACTGGATTGTCCATGAAATCCCCCATCTAGAATATTGTATCATTAACTGTTAATTATTGCAAGTATCAATCATCAAATGGTGTTTTCTCTATAGCTTGGAAGTCATCCAAAGAAAGTTGTCCCTTGTCTCCAATGAGGTCAAATGGAGTTTCTTCCTGAATATTTACAAAGGCTTCCTCAACTTCTGTAGCTTCTTCTTGTGATAAGTTCACAAAACCATCGGAATCCACATTCCATCCATATATAATGTTTTCAGCGAAGTCATTCTTAAGTCTTTTTGTTTCAGTTTCAAAAAACAACGGAATGAAAACATCCTGCAGTCCGTTTTCACGTTCCTTACATATTTCTATGACATTAGTTGCAAGATATATCTCATTGTCCTGTTTCCAACCAAACATCTGGGCAGTCTTAGCTTGAAAGTCCTTGTTGTTTCTATGAACTATCAGTGCGTTATCAACTGCATTGGCAAGATCTGCAGAGCCACTTACATCATCTAATCTGAGGAAACCAAACGACTTACGTGGATGAGCCACAAATATGATATGAATATTGTTTTCTTCGGCCATCCTATGAAGCGTCAATATAAACTCCGACTGTGCGTCAAACTTGTTCTCTGATAAAGCTTTGATATTGAAAGCCATGAGGTTATCTAGAATAAGAAGATCCAACTTTTTTTCTTTAGTTATCTTTTCAAACTGTTCTATCATGGCATTAAAATCATTACCGTATTTATTATTGTACAGATAAAAGTTATCTCCTAGCCATTGAGCAATCTTTTGCTGAGTTTTTTCCTCAACATAATAAGAGTTTTCAAATCTGGCGTTTGATTTTACATAAGCTTTTCCTGCAGCCTGACGGTACAGCCAGTTCATGTACCGTGTATCTTTTAACTCCCCCGAGAATACTGCTGTTCTGTTCCCTGCATCTATAGCATTTAAACATACTTGATTAAGCCATGTTGATTTTGCAGAACCACGGACTCCGGAGACCAGTGTTACCTGCCCTTTAATAAGACCGCCTGTTTTCTGATCAAACAAATGCAATCCTGTTCTTATATAAGTCTTAGGCGGTTCTTTTTTCTGTAAAATCTGTAATGCAGTTTCAAATATGGGTTCATTATTTTTTTCTTCTATGTGCTGAACGGGTGGCTTGTCTCTGTTAAACGATTGGTATTTAATCTTCTGCTCATACTGTTCTCTCTGTTCATATGCATCAGGCTCAAATAAAAGTCTTACATCACGCCATGTTTTATCTGAGCAGGAGTTATGAAAGCAATGAAAGCCTAAAGCACCATTGTTCATCTTAAACAAAGCAGCATCCTTACCCTTATGATTAGAGTCAAATGGGCAACAATCAAGTATATATTTTGTGCCGTTACTGAAGGACGTCTTTCTGTACCCCAGATGATATTTGTCAATCCATTGTTCAAGATCAAAATCTCTAGGATTGTAGTTGTTGTACCTCTGAGGTCTTTCAAGTTCAACCGGATAATAACCGACCAGCTTTCGGATATATTCTATGTCAGTAATGTTAATCTGCCCTGGACCATTAAGGATATAAGACATTCTGTGAGGTCTTGTCTTAGTACTTGAACCTTTCTGAGCAAGTGTGCCATAGAGTTTGCATATTCTCGATGGGTTAAATGTTGTTGTATCTACCTGAACCTCATCAGTATCAAATAGCAGAGCCAATGTTTCAAGAGCCCTTTTAATAAGGTTCTTATTATCATCACAGTTCTTTAATGCTATTCGGTATAATAAATGAACACCATTGCCGCTATAGCCAAATATAGGTTGTTCAAATCCTATGCTTTTTAAAAACTGATATATTTTGTTGCCAAGGTCCTTCGCCATCTGAACCTGCTCATTTGTTGAACTAGTGTCTGTAGGCCTACGAGGATCCAAGTCAATCATGATATAGTCGTAAGCACAGATGTCATTGTCTGAGGTAGTGGCTTTTGAGTACTGCATCAGCTTGTCTTTTTGCTGTCTGTCATAGCAAGCTTCATTAACAGAGTTGACTGAAAAGTAAACATTAGCACCAGTTAAATCAATCTTTTTAAGCTCATCCAACATCACGTCTACATCGCGGAAGTATCCGCTATAATTCTTTTTGCCTACCCCAAGTATGCGAATTTCAAATATCTCACCATTAGGCTTTAAGATTGCTAAAGACTTCCTGATTTCTGCTTCATCATAAAATTCCATATATCCCCCTTATTGGAGTCCATGTTCTTCCTCGTACTTCTGCTGTTCTGTTCTCCTGTCGTATGTCTCATACTTCTCTCTTATGTCGCTTATCTTAGGACAGTACCTCATAGTCTTTATTAAATCTATTACAGCTTTATCAACCCACTTGGCTTCAAGGTCACGCAGACACTCATACCACAAATCAAATGTGTAATGCTCCTGAAAAGCCTCTCTCGGATATGCTGCCTTAAGTTTGTTTGCAATAGCAAAAAATTCATTCTGTTCCAATTTCCCCACCCCCATATATATTATTTGAGCCAGTCAAGCGGTAATGCACTACTTGTTGGCTGCTCGACTTCTTTTTTTCTACTATCGTTATAATTACCCTCTAAGACTTTCGGGAAGTTACTAGGGCATATCAGCCAGTCGAAAGTAAAGCCTGTCCACGGTTTCTTTGTTTTACCCTGTAGGAAAGAACTCTGCTTTACCTCTTCCATACATTTGAAGAAAGACTCTTTCCCATATTCTTTTATTCTGGCAGAAACCATTGTGGCTCTCTTACTTCTTATGCCATTGATCTTAGGTATACCCAAAGGAACCATCTCATTGTTCCATGCATCAACAATATCCTGATGAGTTCCTTTTTCCCCCTCAATAAAAGTAAGAGGTTCCTTCTTTAACGCTTTTTCCAGTTCTTTAATCTGCTCTGGACTTGCGTCTATTTTAGGAACCGCTGTCATCATTTCTAGGCAGTCAGCTATCCTTTTTAACTGAACTGCTATCTCTGTTAAATTATCCATTCCCCAACATACTCCTTTCTTTTTTTGAAAAGGGCAGGAGTAGCAGCCTGCCCTAAACAGAGGTAAAAACTACCCATGGCGAACGGGTAGCAGCAGGAATTAAGGACTTGCACCTTATCTATGGTTATTCCCCTATTTCTCTCATCAGCACTCCGACTTCATCGGAACGTGTTCTCTGCTTGAAGAGTGTCCTATTACCCACACCTACCCACGTAGGCTGAATCGGCTCTTCTTCATATCCCTGCAGCAGCCCCTGTCGGATTCGAACCGACACATATGGGAACCAAAATCCCAGGCCTTAACCTTTTGGCGAAGGGGCGGCATTTTGCTCTTGTTGTCGCACAAGATATGTTATGTATACATGTTGTAAGCGCTGATCACCACTCGGACCAGTTGGAGTATGATGTTCCAAGACAGGAAGTGCCTTACATCCACAGCTTGGAATATTTAGTTGTTGTGGCTTCAGTTCTTTTCACTAGCAAGTTCTACGTACTTTAGCCAGTTCTCACAGAGGGCGCGACCCTCTGACTTGCGTTTTACTATCCTGCCATTGCAGGCCCCTTCCTCTTGGCGGACTTCTGCAATAGTTTTTCCATGGTTAACTATTGCTGGCTTGCCACAACTATCTATAACTTTTACAAAATTATCTTCCCTACTGAACAAGGAACTTCAACATACCTTACAAACTCCAAAGTTCCAAGCTCAATCGTGCATACATAAGGTTCATTGATCAGCCCCATCATTCCCGGCTTATAGGTGAATATACACTGCGCAGTATTGGTTGTTATCTCACTGCTCCCTTGGGTATTGGTAACTGGGTATTCAACGTAGAACCCCTCGACCATCTGGTCACTGTCTCTATCTTTTGCCCTGAATATTGGTATCTGCATACTGCACCTCATCAGTTAAAAGGCAACTCTTCAGGGATATTGTCAGGAATGCTCATGAAATCATTGTTATTCTGCTGTGCCGGCTGAGAATTGTTCTGCTGAGAACCATTACTAGATCCTTTACTTCCTACGAACTCAGCCTCATCTACGTAGCAATCCAGCGTGTAAACTTTGCCGTTCTGACCTTCATAGGATCCACTCTGCATACGACCAGTAATACCAATCATGTCGCCTTTCTTAAAGTACTTCTCAATAAACTCTGCACTCTTGTCAAAGGCAACACACGGGATAAAATCACTGTCATAATTACCTTCGTTATTCTTGTATTTTCTCTGTGCTGCAACCGTAAATCTTGCAATTGTTTTGCCATTCTGTGATGTCTTAATATCAACATCACGTACAATTCTTCCAACTAAACTCAGTTTGTTCATGTTGTTTCTCCTTTATTGATACTTAAAACCTTTCCATTTGTTATAAACTAAATCTTCTTCATTCCAATCTGGATAAATCGATTTAAGATATTCCTTTGCCCGCTCACGATACAATTCTTTAGCCTGTCCCTCGTCAAGCTGTCGGTGGCAACTACGGCAAACGGTCAAAAGGTTTTGAGGAATACCTAACCCTGCCTGACTTCTTCTTATGTAATGAGCCTCGCCCCGAACTCCATCCGTGGTATGGCAGAATACGCATTGATGATTATCCCTAGTTTCTACTTCTTCACGGATCTTCGGTGGTATCGATGTCGCTTTTGTTCTGTCGTGCATACTTTTGCTCCCATAACATAGCCATATGCGCAATTTCTTCTGGCGTCGCAGTTTCTATATCTTGTACTTTGCACTCCTCTATTGTGCCCTGGATTAGTTTGGCCATTTCGGTTGTGTCGTATGTGTGACTACCTCTATACACCCTATAGAAGAACACTGGCTTACCATTTTCCTCTGAAACTTTCACACACTTAGTATGAATAGTTTCAAGCTCCATCATGTAATCCTCAGGGGCATTGGTTTTATATATAAGAGGAACTCCCTCTTCGATATACATAACCCGGCCGTAATCAGCTATCAGGTGATTTTTACATCGAGCCATTGAGATTCCAAGCTTTTGACGGAGCTTGTCACATAAGACGTGAAAATAAGCATTGCTGTCGAGGCTCCTGTGCTTCTTCTCTTTGTGCTCTTCTAAATCCCATTGTTTTGCTTTGTCCTGCTCCATAAGGAATGTTACAATCTCAAGTGCTGTGCCCGTCATTGTGCTAAGAACTCCTTATAATCATTTAGCGTTTTCTCAATCTCGACCTGCATAACATCTAATTCAGAGAGTCTAACGTCAGTTTCGTCCATAATATTGTTATCATTTACAGCATCAGCTTCTGCCCAAATACTTTTGTAGTACCCACGTACAAGCTCAACACCTTTAAGAGCTTCTTTCGCATCTGTATACTTGCAAAACACTTTCAAATCAAACATAACCACACCTCTTTATGCTGTTTTGTTTTTCATAGCAGTACTGTAGGCAACTGCTAATTGTTCGCTACTGAGTGCGTCAATAGAATCAGCCTTGTAGAAAGTTAAAAGCTTCTGAAGATTGTCTCCGTTAAAATGATTTTTGCAGACACCTATCATTTCATCACGTGAAGGATATCCTGGGATAGGGCCATTCTGTGCAGGTGCTTGCTGTTGGATCTTGGCTGTCTCCTGTGCTTTAACTGCCTGTTTAGGAGCTGACTGTGTGTTGTATGTCGTGTACTCCTGTGAAGCATTCTGATCAGGGTCATCACCAGTAATAATCTTGTAAGCTTTAAGAAGTGAATACTTATCTGAGTATGTCATGGCCTTTCCGGGAGCCTTATCCTGTGTATCAACACCATCACCGTAGGAAACCATGTCTATAAACTCGTCTGTCTTATCCATGTTTACGAAGCGGTATGTGGTTGCTACTCTAAGAAACTGTGACTTACTAACAGAACCATCACTTTTAATATTCTCAAGTATTCCAGAGTCAATTATATTCCTCTCAAGAGGATATGAATACACTCCGTATTTAGCCTCAATAGGTTTCACTGCAGCAAGAACATCTGCTTCCCCCACTGCTTTGTACTGTGACTTGCCAAAACCTACATTAAGGTTCTTGGCTACTGCTGAGATCTCCTGTGTGATAGCCTGCATCTTCTGAAAGATGTTCATTGTCTTTACGTCCACAACAGTTACTTCAATGTTTTCTTCTGCTTTCTTTGTCGCCATGGTTACTCCCCCTTATCCCGGTATCTCTTCTACTTCTATTCCGTTAAGTCCACAGAAATCTCTGATAAACTTAATGTTTTCATTACCAACAACCTTGAAGTATATTACTTCCTCTTCCTTGCTTTCTGTCTTAGGAAGTTCTGCTGGCTTTTCTTCCTTAACTTCTACAGGTGTTTCTTCTTTCTTAGCAGCTTCTTCTTTGACCTTTTCTTCTGCAAGCTTCTTGGCTGCATTGTAATCGTTATTTTTCTGAATAGCAGCCTTAAGATCATTGCCAGCCTTTTTATATACTGCAAGACACTCTTCCTCGATTTCGGAACCAAGAGCTTTAATTACTTCGATATCCGACCTGACCTTTGTGACAGCTTCTGAGATATCAAAAAGAATATCCTTGTCACTGTATGTAGCATTATCCCACTTCTTTGTTGCCACAGACTCGTAAGGAAGGTATTCTGCAAAGTCACCTATGTTGGTGACGTACAGCTCGTGCAGATGTGCTTGTTTTTCCTCTATCCTCTTAGCCTCAAACTCCTTGAGCTTGCCATTGATCATATCAATTGGCTCGTCAATAACTGCAAGAACTTCCTTAACCTCAGCCTCAAAAGCGTCATAAGGCTTACTGAATTCCTTTTTAACACGCTTACGCTCATCATCAACAGCAGTTCTGATTTTTCTGAGAGTGGCAAGATCTGCTTTTCTTTCTTTAATATCAGCCTCTGTGATTTCAAGACTTGTGTAAGCTGTCATTTGAAGCTTTAAAGCTTCTTTAATTTCATCAAAGTTACACTTGATTATGCCGGGCGATTGCTCGACTTTGACCTGTAATTCTTCCATACCTTTTTCTCCTTTTAATCTTTATCCACATCTTGTGCTTGACTTTAAAAAAACACAAGATGTTGACTTTTGTTATTGTCTGTTATATTATAAAAGTGTAGGGGGAATAAATCCCCGAGAAGAAGGGAGATAAAGCCTTCATGTTTAATATTATCGCTTGAGGCATCTGCTTTGTGACTGGGAATCCGGAGCAGGTGCTTCTACTTTTATATTATACAAATTTGTGGTCTTTGAAGAAGACAACACGACCACCACAAGCAGGACAAGACTTCTCCTGTACCACACTTGAATAGAGCCGTTTTTCTGTTATTACTATCTTCTCTTTTGGGAAAATTTTATTGCACCTTGAACATTGATAAAGGTGCTCAGATTCTGATTTCATACATTACCCCCAACCAACAGCCTAATATAACTATATCATAACTGTTAATTATTTGCAGTGTACAAAACTCTACGAAATTACCCGCTGAGTTTTATGCATTTTAGACAATCACCTCTGTCTATGCTATATTCCCCATCGTTAAACTTGACCTCAGAGTCTTTATACAATTCCATAGTATGCCCCTCAGCATCTTCCAGATAGAATATATCCTTGTCTTCTGATATGTGATCAATATCAAAGCGGTAACTATCTCTTCCCACTGGTGTAACATTTAGAACGTCTACCGTTGCAAAGCCTATAGTTTCAATCATTTCTGCTACTGTCATATTCCAAAATCCCCCAAAAACAAATAACAAACAACCTATAGCTACATTTTAGAACGTTTGTTCGATATAATCAAGTGTTAACTATATTTTATTCCAAGTCTGTGTCAATGTAAATTGTTAATTTTTAACAGTTATTACAGAGAAAAAGAGTGAGATTTTCTCACTCTAGGTATTTCTCATATTTTAGCAGCCATCTTCCTACGGCTTGTATCTCGCCGTACCTTACCTTCATTTCATCCCTGCATAATCGCATAGCCTTGCGAGGGTCAGTTTCTTTCTGCTCCAACATAACCCTTTTTATGAGGTCTATTCTCCCGGACTCTATTAGATGGCCATTCAAAAAGGCTTTGGTACCTGCTCTGTCAGAAATTCTTCTTAGTTTATTGACAATATTGTAGGCCTTTCTGCGATCAGAAGAGTCTGCTTTAACATTATAAAGACTCTTGATGATGCCTGGTTCATCCTTGAATTTAACCTTCTCGTACTTTTCGGCAGATGCATTTGGTGGATAATAAAAGTATTCGTCTGCTGATTCCTGAGCTATAGCAACAAGCTCAGAAGGAACAGAGAGGACTCTTCCCGATCTTAAAGTAACGGTATTGTCGTGAAACTGGCTCAGTTGAATATCTACTAGGTCCATGCAGCCAACACCGCCAAGCCCCTCAAATACAGCAAATAGAACAAACTGTTCCACAGGATTTTCAAGTAGATGAACCTGTTTCATTAGGTTCTGCCTGGAAATAATCTTATCCTCTGAAAGGCTTTTGTTTACACAATCCAAATACATTTCATTGGTAACTTCTTCGTAATGATTAAGCTTATCTGTTACACCATTCTCCTTGATACAGTAATATGTGTATCTGCGAAACACGCTGGTTCCCATCATAAGTGTTTCCATAGATGGAGTGCAGAAGTGTTTAAGCATACCAATTATCTCGTTAATATTAAAATTGGAAAGATCCTTTTGCAATGCTTCTTCAACTGGCTCAGCCTGTTTAAAATACTGAGAAGCTACAGCTTCAATAGTTTTGTTGATTCCAGTATCCACCATTGTTTGAATAAAGGCCCGCTTTAAATCTTCGTTATACATCTGCGACCTCCTTCCATACAGCGTCTAAGCGAGATATATCTCTTTGGTTCAGCCTTGTGCTTATTTCAGTTTTTGCATTATCAGCAAAGGAATTTATCTTGTCAACCTCAAAGCAGCCTTTGTACATACAGTAAATAACGCAAATAGTGTATTCTCTGTCCCATCTGCTATCAAAGATAGTAGGATCATTTTCTTCAATCTTTCTAAAATCCTCGCTTATCTTTCTAGCCATGGCAATCTCTTCGCTTCTAGTAAGGTCTTGTTTTCCTCTAAGATATGTAAAATCAAAAACATTGGTAAGAACTGCAGTATCGATTATTCCACCATTGTTATTTATGATTCCTCTAAGTGCTCCACTGTTAAGCCTCTGGGCTATAATATTAGACATCTTATATTGGTTAAAGGTAGCAGAATCCGCTTTAGACATCTTGGTTTTTTGGTCTTCCTGCCATATAAACTGCTTAGCTTTCTCCTCACTAAATGAAACTATCCTAAGTTCCATTGTGTAATCAAAATCAGAATTATTATTAGTCAGTTCACTAATTGCAATGTATCTGTGATATCCATCCAGTATATCAAAATGACTTATGCTTGTTATAATGAGTTTATTCTCGTCTTCATCGTAGTCAAACTCTGCATCTTCCGGAAGATTAAGTGTTATCGTGTTAGGTATGTATGCATTTCTAGCAAAAGACTTTTTAATCCCTTCTACTGCTTTTCGGTTTAATGTTATCTTATAACTTTCAAAGATGCCACGATTAACCCTTGTCATGGTTCTTTGAGTATTCTCATTATAGTTAATGAATTGAGTATCTCTAAACAGCATAAGTTGCTTGGCAGTAATACTACCAAGCCACTGATCTTCTGCTACTTGAATAACATTAAACTCTATAGGAAATGTTATTTTTGATTCTTTTATTCTGTGCTTTGAATACTTTTTAATCTCTATAGGTGTAAAATAATTTTTAATAAGCCCCTCGTCCAGGGTATTCATTATTGCATACAATTCAAAATCACTTGCCGTGCTTATATGTGTCTTTTGAGATATAAGGTCGGATGCCTCTGAGAACGGAATATTATATTGCTTGTTTAAATCATCAGTAATAGCAATAATGTTTTTCTTGTAAGATGACAGATCCTTTTCAATATTTTTTAGCTGCCGCTGGATTGCCTCTTCTGCTTTTTCTCTTGGCTTAAGCATAATATACCTCGCAAATAGTTCACACAAATTGTCGCACAATTATGTGTCAACATAGTGACAAATTTACTGTACAACTCTAAGTATAGTATACTATTAACAGTTAATATATGCAAGTTGCTCCACGCTATTTATTCGATTACTGTTATATCTTTTATTATTACTGCCATGTATTTCAATGATTGCCCTCCGAAAGAATCTCATTGACCATAAATTTAAACTCATCTGCAAACTTAATGAAGTCAATATCTATTCCATTTATGCCTAATACCATACTAAGTTCACCGTCCTTTTGAATACACATCATATGTTTTTCCAAAGGACAAGGCGGCTCTCCTCCCATTGAGCAGTTGTGTTTACTGCAATATTCAATTCCTAGTTTCTGAAACTCTTGTGCTGTCATTTATCGTCCCTTCCTCTGCATCTTCGTCATATTTGTACATGTTTGGCTCAACATAACAATGTCTGCATATAACACCTTTTCTTGGTAAAGTTCTAATCTTGCAATACTTACAGTATTCAATCTCTTTATTTATGGCATCAGATACCTCACTTAGAGGACAATCATCAGCTTTTGTGCCATTGTCTATATTCTGTTCTACACAGTTTCCTGTGAGGTCGCAGAAATGATAGTTGTGCAGATCACAGTTAAAACAGCTATCAGGAAGTTTTTCCATATCTTTTATTATTACTGCCATTGCATACTCCTCACTTAATGCTCACCTCTTGCGCTTCGCCTTGGTTAATTTCTTCAATCTTGGCCTTTGTATATTTCACAAGTTCTTGCTGATTGTCAGAAAAGGTAATCACACTTGAGCAGGCATTTGTTAATCCCCGGTTCTGGGCTACCATATCAGCCTGTACTTTCCTGTCGTAGTTTAGCCTTGTCCTCATATTGAAATAATCTGTCAAAATCTCGTCTATAATTGGTTTTAGTTGTTCGTTTGTCATGTTTACTCCAATCCGCTAATCATTACAAAATCTTCTATGTCAGCCACCCACATGTTATTGTCAAAGGTGTTGTAAATATTGTCACAATCATCCTCATCAAGCAGCTCTGATAACTGCTCAGAGAAATCTTTGTCCTTGCTGCACAATCCGCTGATCGTACCATCTTCTCTCTGCCAGGTCTTAGATACTATATGGCTATCTACCTCTAATGTTTCTATGAATTTCCCATCTTTATATTCAACGCTATATTTCATTTTTGTCCTCCTTTAAGCTGTTGATTTTCTGTTGGATAACTGCTTTATACTCTGCTTTAATTTCAGGAACAGTTTTCCACTCTGCTTTTCTGCAAAAACAAATTTCGTCAAACTGTAAATCAATTTTCTCCAGCATAGCTATCATATCAGCCTTGGTGAAAATATCCTTTATAGTACACAGTTCGATAGCTTTTTTTAATTCACCGCAGGTAGCTTTATCTACTAGTCCACTCCATACTAAATGAGTTATGAAATTATCGCTGTCAATTAGTGCCATCTTTATTCTCCTTTAAAGCATTTATTTTCTGTTGGATAAGTTTGTCATACGCCCTGATACCTTCTGCAAAACTAGTACAATTCCCAATAGTAGGACGTATATTACTAGCTTCATCTTTTATCTCTGTCAGCATAGCCACAACTTCATCCTTAGTGAATACCTCTCCACCCTCATACATAAGCTGATAGGCTTCGTCAGTTTTAAGAGAAGAGATTGCATAAGCTAAAGAATCTCTCCACTCTGCACAGGCATCATCGGGCATTGAATCTGCTATATAGGATAAGTTATCAATTATCTGTTTTCTCGTTAGTTCCATGTTCACGCTCCCACTCTGTCAAAATTAACATAGATGTTATTTCCAACAACTGTTACTGTATATACGTAGTAATGTCCATTACAGTATGATAAAGTGAATCCATTATTGATTACTTTTGTTAGTTCCATCTTTATTCTCCTTGTTCTAACAATCCTCTACATCTTCAAATCTGTATTCGGGATAGGTAATATACTCCTCCACATAATTCTTAAATTCATTACTTTTATCACTTAAGGTATGAGATAACTTATGTAACATATCCATATTCTCATATCCATAAGGAAAAGGTTCTCTAAAGAATCTGCCATCTATATATTCTTGGGATAAAAAAGCGTCACATTCACTTGCTAATTTACAAAAATCGCCACCTATTTCCAAACACAATTTTTTCGCTAGGTTTGTCCTCTCTTCGACTTTTTCAGCCCAATTACAACGAACATCTTCTAACAAACATTGAATTAAATATATTTTTTCTTTATCATTCATTTTAATTATCTTTATTCTCCTTTAATTTGCCGCAATATATGACATAACACTTGCTATAAACAAAGCAATAGTTCCTACAATAAGTATAGCAAACCAAATTGCAATAAGAATATCGTGATAAATTGTGATGCTACGCAACGTTTCTAGTAACACTTCTTTAATGTCTGTTTCTTCTTCTGAGGCTTCTTTAAACGATTTATAAGCTATATAGATTGTGTAGCCTACAAAAACACAAATAAACATTATTAGTATGATAATCCATAAGTACTTAAACATTTATTTTTCTCCTTTCAAAGCATTGATTTACCATATATCTAAATCTTCAAGTCCTAACTTACTTTGTAAAGCATAGAACTTATTGCCATCAAAGTAATCACTCTTTAAATCTAAACAGTTTCCTTGTGCTTTTAGAATTTCAGTACCTATCCTTAGTATCATTTCCATAAATTCTTTTTCTACTTCTGTATATTCCATTACTCACCTCTCAAAGCATTGATTTTCTGTTGGATAATGTTACTTGCCATCTGCAAACCTAGATGAAACGCTTTCCCACAATTTTCAGATTCCTCAATCTCTAACTGTATCTCTGTAAGTATAGCCACCATATCAGCCTTGGTATAAATTTCTTCTCCCTCAAACATCAAGTCGTATTTAAGGTCTGTTTTGAGTGATGATATAGCGTACTTAATTGTTTTCTCTAGTTCTAAATCCTCTCCCCACTCTTGATAATCATGTAGAAATTGTTCTAATACTTTGATATGGTGTTCTCTCTCACTTATTCCCATTATTTTCACCTCTCAAAGCATCGATTTTCTCTTGAATGGTTTCATTAGCCCCACAATATCCAAGCATTCTTCCGCACATAGAGGCTTCATACGTTGCGTTAATATGTTCTTTAGAACGTGCTTCATATTCTTGTATCTTTTCCTCAAACTCTGATTTTAATTCTTCCAGCATAGCCACCATATCAGCCTTTAGTCTTGCTTCATAGTCGGATTTTGGGATTGCTTCTACTAGAGGACAATCAAAAGGTCTATTTTCGTTCCATTGATATTCAAAATCTTGTGTATCGCCTATAATGTCACAATTGCCATATTCTCCATCAAACATTTCGCAGTTCATACAACAACTAGGCATACCAAAGTCTTTAATTCCTACCATCTTTCACCTCATTCCTACTAAATAAGCCATGCTCTTTCCAAATATCCAACCGCAGATTGCTACTACTATGTATTTAATTATTATTCCCATCTTTTACCTCTCGCTAATAGCTGAAACAATAGTGCTATCATCCTTTTCACACTCATGCAAAAGTGTGATTATTGCCTTTGCTACTTTTTCTGGTACATTGTAAAATTCATAGTCGTTAATGCCCTCGGTTATGTTAATTGTTATTCCCATCTTCTACCTCGCATTTATTCTGCAACTAAAGCCTCTAAATCGTATTCCTTCCCAATGTTGGTCGCTATGTATGCAATCGGGACAATAATAATGATTAGGACACTTCGGACGCTTTAAGTATGCTATCAATCTTTTAATCATTCCCATCTTCTGCCTCACTTTCCTTCACTTCTTCAAAGCATTGCAGAATATGATAAGGCATAACTCCTATTCCAATCCCTTTTCTTTTGAGAATAAGTCTGATACCATCATGTACTTCCCATATTTCGCCTTTATTAACTGTGTATGTGCCTTTTCTTTTATCCTCAATATCAAAAGATTTAATACATTTGTATTTCATAATTTCACTCCTATACTTAATTCTAACCACCCTATTTGTAATGTTATCTCGAAAGTATTTTCTTCATTGAAAAACCCACAGTAAAAAGCTATTCCAATAAATTGTTCGTTCCAATCTGCTGTGAATATTGGTTGCATTTATTTCTCCGTTTCTGCCTTGTAAACTAAATCAATAATAGCAATAGCATCTTCAAGAGGTATTACATCTTCGCATTTTCCATCAAGTCTGCCTGTATCAATGCCTTGTAATGCTCCATGCTTCATTAGATTTATTATCTTATCATGTTCTATCCGTGTCATTTTCTCCCTCACTTTCTGCCTTGTACTTATCAAGAATCTGTAATACCATGCCAAATGCTGAATACTGTGCCATCAAATTCAAATCGTTCTTGTCGCACATTTTCTGTAATTTCTCAATCTCGGCTCTTATCTTGTCTAATACCTTCTGCTTATCATGTTCACATACTCCACTAGATACACATGACTTATTGATGAATGGCTCTTGCTCTAATCTATATCTTGGCACAGGCTTTTCAATATGTATCTCGTGCCCTGTGTATATATGACGATACACTAAAAAATCTTCCGTTTCTGTGTCGTACTTATAGTCTTGAGGTATTTCTTTTATTGTTTCACAAGGTTGTTGCTCTAGGGCTTCAATAGCATAATCAATTAAAGTAATTGGCAACGATTTATTATGTCCTTCAAATTCTATAGGATTTTCTACCAGATATTCTTTTAAACTATACAAGCCCTTTATCTTTTCTTCTCTTGTCATTCCTTTACCTCCATCTTTGCACCGCAGTTAGGGCAAAACTTAAATTTGCTCAAATTGATAGTCTTTTTATACTTCCAAAAATTACACTCTGAACATTTATAACACCATTCTTCTGCACCTCCTGGCATACATTCTATCCAATGCCCTTTTCTTGGCTCTTGTGGTGTTACTGAGGGCATTTTTTCAATCTTCTTTCTTATTAAAGTAGTTTCCCATCTATAATCATCTGATTTATTAAATAAATTAAGTACCGCTTCTCTGCTGATACAATCCTTACAAGGCTCTTGCTCTAGTGCTTTGATTGCCAACTCGATAAACTCTTTATGTTCTCCGCCAAAAATCTCAAGTTGTTCTTTTCCATGCTCAATGGCCTGTTCTCTTGTCATTCCTTATCCCTCACTTTCTACTCGCTCATAGGAATAAATACGTTTTCTTCTTCAAACTGTAATTCCTTAACGGTACAAGTGGCTTCAACCCAATATTGCTTATCCTCTTTATTAACAGAACTTTTAAAACTGAACTTCCCATCAACTGAGGTTTCAATTAACTCTCGCATAACGTCATACCAATTTTGGTCATAGTTTACATATTTCATTCTTTATTTCTCACTTTATGATTGCCACAATGCACAATTATATCCTTTGGGTAATTTTCCAAGTTCTTTGCACTTTTTATTTCCACAATCCTCACATCTTTTACCAAGCCAACTAGGTAATCCCTCTTTATTTGTGTCAAGCGGATTGATGGATTCGAGATATTCAGTCAATGTCATACCTCTTTTTTCTGCTTCTTTAGTCCACTGTTCTGTTTTTTCTATGATTTTATCTCGATTGAATATCATATACATCCATAGATGCTTTTGCTCTTCAGCTGTCAATTTTCCAAAAATATTATCTGCCATGTTTATCCCTCACTTTCTGCTTTTATTACCAAAATGTTTCATTATCCTCTGCCTTATCTTTAAATAAAAACTCGATTTCATTAAAAATTTTTTCATTTGTGCCACGTCTTTTATAGTATTCTTCTTTATATTGCTCCGTTGTAATATTCCTCAAAATTCTTGACTCACAGATAGCAAATTCATAAGGTTCTGCACACATATCAATGAGTGGACAACTACCACAGTGCATATCCAATTCTCCTATTTTCATTTATCCCTCACTTTCTGCTTTGTACTTGTCAATAATCTGCAATACTTCTAGTCTTGTTACTCGATTAAATTCCTCAATAACATCATCTGCACTTATCTTTCCATTCCGAAAATCAATCAGTTCTCCGAATATTAGTGAATCAACATATAGTGTGTCTACTATCTCTTCCCTTACCCTGTCAAGAATAGGCTCTTGCTCTAACAATTCTAATATTAGTTTATGTTCTTCATAGACTTTGCTACTAGGCTTTTCACCTTTATATTTCGCCCACATTTCACAGTTTTCAATCTGTTTTTCACAATGCTTTTTTAGTTCTTCTCTTGTCATTCCTTTACCTCTCTATTATCGCTCCCGCAATAAGGGCAGTACTTCATATCACCATTTTTCAAGAATTCCTTAAAATCTTCTTCTAATTGGTCTATTGTGTAGTTATAAGCACATTCTTTAATCCTTACCGCTTCGCAATTAGAGCAACAAATATCTATCCATTTATCTCTTTGAACTAGCTTCCAATGCCCTGTCTTTGGCTCTTGTGGTGTTACTGAGGGCAAATCTTTAATAAATTCCCATAGTTTATGATTTTCCTCATTTGACATTTTCCCATGTAAATATTGTTGGTATCTCAGCATTTCGGCTCTTGATATACAATCAACTCCTAAATTATTCTTAGTAGTTGACTCTTTATATTCCATACTAAAGAACCTATCTTTATGTTCTTCATCACATCCATTTTTGCTGTAGGGACAACCTTCACATCCTATCTCTTCATTTAGTGGACAGAAGTGTTCGTTGGGTTCTAACCCAAATACTTCAATAAACTTTTCTTTGTTTGTCATAATCTCACTCCAATTCTGACCATGTATGGCCAAAGCTATTGTTCGCCCAGGGTATGTCTTGTTCAAAATCGAACTTTACTTTTGGCGTACCCCAATCCTCTAGTTTCTTGCGATCCATGATTATAGCCTTCCCCATCTCTACAACACTGGCAGGCTGAACAATAACCTTTTCCTCAAACTCTGTACCCTTTAACGCTTCCTTGAGCCTATCTTCCTCAGATGGGTTTACAAATAGGATAAACGGATGCAGAATAAGGTCTAAGTTATGAATGGTATTTTCTATGTCTTCTTTAGTAATCTTCATCTTGATTCTTACTCCTTGTCGGACAACGCCAAAACACTACATAACAACCATGATTTGAGTCATACGTAATGCTGATGATATCATGTGCATCTGTAAGGCCTTCCCAATTAGCGTCATGACTCTCTATTGCATCGTTTACATCATTGGGATTTTTGAAGTATTGCCAATTGATACCCGTATATAGTCTGTTCATTCTCTTTCCTCGCTATTCCAACAACCCTTGCCACATACAGGACATCTATCCTCTGATTGGAATACATTCTTGTAATCCTCTAGTGATCTTATGTATGTAGCCAACACATCCCTGAATCCAGAAAAGTATATTGCCCTGGAATACTCATTCTCATTGCAGCAAGCCTCAAACTCTGCTCCTGCATATATACGTGCTTCTTTTAGTGCTTCTAATAAGTGTTCTACCCTTTCCTGATGTTCTGTCTGTACATCATGCATACCCCTGCACCTCGCCTAAGCACACCCAACCCTGATCAGAATAGTTGCCCCATTGTAAAATCTTTGTACGTAAA